TCAGCCAGTTAAAAGAGTTAGATGTGGCTTTTTGCTGGCTTCATTCTTCGAGTGTGTCGAAATTGTGACGCGCTCACTGTATTTGGTTAAATGCTCACCACTTAAATGAGCGTACCTCTTAACCATTTCTAATGTTTCCCATCCTCCCATTTCTTTTAATACCATTAATGGTGTTCCACTCTGAGCATGCCAACTTGCCCATGTGTGGCGCAGGTCATGAAATCTAAAATCTGTTAACCCAGTTAATCTAACTGCCCGTTCAAAATCTTCAAGACCGATAGATCGTTTTCTTTTTCCTGTTCTCGTAAATATATATTCAAATTCTCTTGGGATATTGCGTAAAATATTTACAGCATCTTCATTTAAAGGGAGAGGGCGACCTCGGTTAGATTTTGAGTTTTCAGGTGTTACTATTGCAATCCCTCTATCTAAGTCAACATTGCTCCAGGTTAGGGATAGCAACTCACCTCGTCTTGCTCCAGTTAATAATGCCAAGCTAACTAAGTCTTTCATCCACTTTAGCTTTAGATTATCAATAAGCTCAATTGCCACTTCCTTTTCGATCCATCTAACCCTGACAACCGGTTCTCTAAACGATGGAACATGCGGTTTTTCTTTTATCCATCCGCTTTTGTGTGCTAATGAAAATGCCCTCATAATAAATGAACGATACCTGTTTTTGGATGCGTTAGAGAGTTTTCTCTTTGTTTTCGTGCTATACACAGGCAGTGAGTTCGTGATCTCATCACTGGTAATAGTGGATAGTTTTCTTCCTTTGAAAATAGCTAGGAAATACCTTGCATTAGTTTGTGCATTTGCAAAACTTCGATGACTCTCAGCGTTTCTTAGCGCCAAAATCATCATCTCATCGAATGTTCGTTCTGGCGATTTATCTAATTTGTCTATCTGCCACAGATCGTACTTTAATTTATCGTGATACTCCTGAGCCTTTACCTTGTTCGTGGTGCCAGTAGATCTCCTAATTCTTTCTCCACTTGGAGATGTGACATCAATCCAGTATGTGTTACCTCTTTTGTAGATCGGCATTTTAAATTTCTCCTGCCACCGACCACAGCCAGCCGGTAAACATTATTGTCATTAAACTGCGCCTGTTCAAACTTTTTCAGGCTTTCCTTGTTAGCTCGCCATGAACCGCCCACCTTAAACATGTAATATTTTGGTGGGTTTTTATAGATAGTTGATGGTGAGAGTTTTAGCTTCCCTGCAAACTCTTTCAATGTCATGCAGTCATCTTCCATTCTTCTCTTCCTTTTGCAGATTCCTGATGTATTGGCACATAACATCTTTGGTGTTGTACTTTGTGTGATTTAGAGGCTTAAACTTCGGTGTGTATTTATCGAGGATCTGAGTGGTTAGTTTGTCGCTTGGTATTCCGTGGCTTCTTAGTTCGATTAAGCATTCCTTTGCTATTTGCCTTCGTGCGTTTTCTAATGCAATACTATCCATTCTTCCGTTTATGTTGTTCATGGTCATCACCACAATCTTTACTGCAATATGCACTATTAGGTGAGACAGGTTCTTCGTGACACCAAATGCACATTCCGTTATATGATTTAATTGCAGGTTTGCGATTTAATAATGAGGCTTGAATATGTAATTGTTCTAATTCGTTTGCTGAGTCGATAATATCCATAATTTACCTTTATATTAATTGAATGCTTTCTTCTGCTTGGTCGCCATACACATCCCAATCACCGTATTTCTCACGAGCGAATAATTCGAGTCGAGGAACGTCTCCGTATAATTCCTCCAAACGATGATGTACCTCTTTTGGCTTTTCGCTGTGTTCACCTAAGCACGAGTAAATAATTTGTCTCACGCTTGCAGATTGACGAGGTAATCCATTTCCTCTTGTAGCTATTAAACACATTTCGACATTTTGACGGGTATAATTACCGCAATTAATCTTTGTCTCATTGTTTAATATTTCCATGAAGTCAAAGAAATCTTCTGGCGGTTTTTTATTTATTCTATCTCCTGCATTTTTATTTAATTTAACCCATGCGAAACCGAACATATTTTTAACTTTAAAATCCCATGCTTCGGCTAATTTAATTGCTTCGAGTGCAAAGTTGCCTGTGTACCACATAAACAGTACGGAATTTTTAGAGGAGTGTTTTTCTATTGGTAATCGGGAGAGGGAATATGAGTCGGTAGTGTTGTAATGATTATCTGCTGCGCCATTTGAAACTTTGTTATTGTAAGACCAAGGAGGATCGCACAATATCAAGTCATACTTTTTCATTCTCCGCCTCTTTCATCATTAAGAATACTTCCATAGCAGCGCGTAGTGGGTTTTTATTTTCAGCTACATTCCAGCCCGAACCGCACATCCAGTCACCTGAGCTTTTAATCATGGATATTTCATTCTCAATAATAATTGGCATTGCATTAGACGGGTTATAGCAAAAATCTAGCTCACATCCTCTTTTACTAATGAACCCATGGTAGTTATCATTTGATGGAACATCCCAAATTAACTCCCCCACATCGTTAGCAATAAATAGATATGGAAGCAAACCTAATTTATCAGCAACCTTTTTATTAATCTCAAAGTCAGATAGTTCGGTGTATTTATTCATTATATAATCCCGTTTGCTTGGCTGATAATTCAACTTCGTTGTGGAATGTATTTAATCGATTAATTAAGTCAGTATTTGGATTGTCAGTATTTAATAGCTCTTTCCATAATGCAGTGCATCGAATTTGAAGGTTATTCCCTATATCTTCATTTCTAAGCCTTATCATTCCAACATCTTGAGCATCCCAGTTAATACGATTAAGTAATTTCTTTCGTTTATTCTCCATTCCATACCTCTCCACAAATAACATTAACATTTCTCACTGACATTAAATATTCAGCACGTTTATTGCATTCCGATTGCGTGTATAAATCATCAGATATTGGCACTACATGATTGTTCATAATTAACAGCGGGACGAATAGCTTCATGTTTATTTTCTCTATATGCACATTTGAATATGTGAGCAATAACATCAACAGTCCATGCATTGCCGTAGCATTTATATGATTGTGAATTTGATACGATATTTTCACACCAACCACAGGGGAACGTTTGTAGTCTGGCGCATTCAGTAGGAGTGAGTTTTCTGTAAGTTACGTTATCTGTTGCGACTTTCGGCTCTCTGTGCCCACCCTGACATGTTGACAATGTCGGGGCTTTTCCAGCATCAGAATAAATACGCATTATCCGCTATCCACACTTCAAACTGCTGTCTTGATTTATCCATCACTCCACCTTATTCAATATATCAAATCCTGACTTTGTTAATGTCCAGCCAATGATTGTCTGTCTAATTAAACCTTTTTTCTCAAAAGACTTAAATGTTCTACCATCAATCCCAGCGCCAAACTTATCTCTCACAATATCTAGCGTTTTAATTTGTTTCTCTGTTAATTTCATATTCATTCCTCTTCACTGCATCCCTGAGAGTTAAATTAAAAGATAATTAAAGCTGTCGCTAAAAATGCACCTTTAACATCTTTATTTGATGGATAGTAATATACTGAATAGCCATCACGAGGAACTGCCTTGTAATAACAAACATCAATGCGATCGCAATTAACCCATTCCGATTTATCGCTTTCACAAATAATATTTTCTTTAATTGCAGTGTCGATAACTTGCTCTTTGGTTTGACTGCCTCGCATCATCAAAATAGTTTCGTCATTAGAATTTAGTAAATCTACTGTTTGCTTTTTCATATCTATCTCCTGTTTGCATCCTTGCACTGAGTAATAGTTCTCCTTTGGTTAAACGGGTAGGGTGGTTAAAATGGGATGTCATCATCAAAGTCCATCGGTGGCTCATTTTGTGGTGCTTGATTACTCGGTGCTTGTTTTGGTGCTTGCGGTTGCTGTGGTTGACCCCATCCTTGATTCTGTGGCTTTTGGCTTCCTGTCTGATTACCACCGTTACCGCCTAGCATTTGCATTGAACCACCAACATTTACCACCACTTCCGTTGTGTATCGGTCTTGACCGCTTTGGTCTTGCCATTTTCTGGTTTGCAAAGAACCTTCAATGTATACCTGACTTCCTTTTCTCAGATATTCGCCGGCAATTTCTGCTAATTTGCCGAAGATGCACACGCGATGCCACTCGGTTTTCTCCTTTGTCTCGCCAGTCTGCTTATCACGCCACGATTCCGATGTGGCTAATGTGAACTGAGCCACTGCACCACCTGATGGCATGTATCGAATTTCAGGGTCTTGCCCCAAGTGACCAATGAGAATACATTTATTCACGCCTTTACTTGCCATTATGCAGCTTCCTTAAGTTCTTTAATCCGAATTCCTGTTAAACGCTCACATTCCTTTTGTGATTCAGTACCAGCCAATGCATTCCATGCTTTTTTGTACTCATCCATGATTTGTGACTGATTTGTTGCTGTGCCAAGGAAGTTAGTGTAATCAGCTAACACCTGCTCTGCCGTCCGTGGCGCTACGTTATGAATTTCCGCATCTGCATCAATTGCTGTTTCTTCTGTTGGAATACAGAACGCTTGAAATGCCGCGTATTTATATGCAATCGACATGGCTTTATTTGTGGCTTTATCTCCGCTATCCATAGCTTCGCCATAAGTTACTACCGTGTGCTTACTTCCATCTTCCGTGGCGACAAAATCAAACTCAGCCTTAACAACAACGTAGAATAATTGGCCACCTCTTTGCGTTTGTCTTTCTGTGACTGTGCGTTCAATGATCCTTGGAAGAATAAGCAATCCATGCTTAACTAAAGCTGGAGCAAGGGCGTTATATACCGCGTCAATTCCTCTGAACATAAACCCTTGCTGTTGATTTTTACTTCCTTTCTTTATTCCTGTTTCAGCCATTTCCTTGGCTACATTGCTAATCGCTTTGTATACAGCAGTCATATTAATCTCCAAGATACTGACCTTGACGCCGATCGCTTCCGTAGTAATCGATTTCAATATTGTGACTAGATACAGAATTCCTTTCTGCATCGCGCAATGCCTGAATGTGAGCAGGAAGTGGAGGGTGATTTTTCGATGCGTCTAAGTTCATGTGTAGCAGTTTCATTGCTAGTCGCTTTTCTCTCTCCTTTACGCTCGTATTCGGCAAATGACCCTCAATCATTGCAATAGCTTGAGCCAGAGCTTCCTCTCTGTTTTTTGCTAATGAAGGTGATGCTAATTGAGGGTATTTATCGGTAGGGTAAGAGTTAGAAACGTTCATTGAAAATCTCCTGAAAAATCCTTTGTTGGTACCGACAATCCTTGTAGTCCTAACACTTCCGTTTGATACATAAATTCATCGTGTTCGCGTTCCTGCGATTCTTTACGCTTCCTGCGTAATTCTTCTAACCATTGCTTTGAGTTGCTCATAACTCCTCCCTAATAAACAGCACCCAATGCGTTTTATCGTTCTTACCGACACGCTGTACTATTGTTGGTTTTTGGTCGGTTAGCGCTAAAACTTGCTTGGTAGGTATTTGCGTTTCATTCCACTTGAATGCCAATGTTCCGTTTGGCTTGAGCACTCTAAATGCTTCACTAAATCCTTTTGATAAATCGTCTTTCCATGACTCTTTATTTAATCTCCCATACTTTTTAAACATCCATCCGTTGTGTCCAACCCTGATTAAATGAGGTGGGTCGAATATAACTTGATAAAAAGAATCATCAGGGAAGGGGAGGGTTTTAAAATCAGCGATAATGTCTGGTGTGATATTTAACTTCCTGCCATCACATAAAATATGTTTCTCTGCGAGGATGTCGCTGTAAATTGCTCGACTATCTTCCTTGTCAAACCAGAACATGCGACTACCACAGCACATATCTAGAATCTGAGTCACGCAACCCTCCTTAGCTTAGAAACTCGTAATATCCTGTTAATAAAGGCTTCCTTGCCTATCGCATTGATAATCCTTTCAAGCGATTCATCGTCACAATCGAGTGCATATTCCATTGCCTCGACTGGGTCTATTTCCGTTAATTTAGCTAACTCACTGAAACTTCCTGTCTCAATACTAAGCTTGCTACTTTCGTCAAATTCCATGACTGTTTTGCCGTCTACTACCCGAGTTCCGTTCGAGTAGCTGAAGGATATTTTTTTCATAAACCCTCCTGATAACTTTCTTTGAGTAATTCCATTGCTAACCACCAGATATCCTCACATTTCTGGCGAATAGCTACCTGCGCCTGAGCTTGCGCCAGACGGAAAATATCTTGGTTAATTTTCATAATTTACCTTGCGATAATTAGACTTAATGAAATGACTGCGAATAGAAGTAGGGCACTGAGTATAGTGTCTATGTTCATGCGAAATTCTCACTATTGAGATAGCGATTGTTATTTGGTTTCTCTGGTGTTGGTGCGGTGGGTTACTGCTGACCGAGGGCTTTTGCGATTACAGCGTCAACGATATCTAAATCATCGTCATTATCTGGAGTGTAACTTGCAATTTTATTGCGAAGTTTGATTAACTGTTCTAATAATTCCGGCGCTGCCGATATTGCGCTCATGTCATTCATGTCAATTCTTGCTGTCAAGATAGTGACTAGTGCGCCATCATTGGTTATTAGCGCGATATCTCCAGATAAATATTCCTCTATAAACCATGGTGCAGGCGTGCCTTTAAATTCCATATCACCCCCTAGCCTTTAACATTGCATCTGCCATTTGGTAAGCATCATGAGCTAAATCATCAAAGTCATATCCACAATTAGGATTAGATTTAGCAGCTTGCATATACTTAGCAGCGAAATAATCACGTAACGTCATGCCTGTATCAGTGCCATGCAATTCTGTTGCTGGAACTGGAAATGCCGCTCCACCTGTTTTATCTGTCATACTCCCTCCTAAACTATTTCATCAGTCCATATTCATAATTGATATTGTTAAGGGCTTCCCTGTCTGACTCTAGGTAGTAATCCCATAACTCTTGGTCTTTATGGTCTCTTACCAACTGCCAATGCCAGCCTGTTTTTGATTTAACTCTGCGAACTTTTCTTATCACAGTTTCGTCGCAATCAAATATGACGCCATAGCCACTACCAAGCCCGCTACGTAACACGCCAAGCTCAACGCTAACGGTTCGAAATAACTTCGGCATAGGTATATTTCCATTGTGATACTCATCTATTGTCATACTCCCTCCGTTATTAACTAAACGCGACGCTAATCATCAAGCTTGAGTTTTTGAATTAAGTTGCTCACTGCGGTATCTACTGCTTCCTGATCGATGGTGTCGAATAGCTTGTTGCGTGCTTCTTCCGCTTCATTAAAGCTTTCCTCATCATCGTCGTCGTAATCTATCCATAATCCAAAATCGACATCGAAAATTTTCTCAGGCCAGCAATACTGCACTCCGACTTTTTGCTCATCTACTTCACAGACTTTCTTAACTAAAATCTGTCGTCCATGTGACTCAAATTCCTTAAACCATATTTCCATCTCTATCTCCTATCTATTAATCAACTCACCACAGCCCACTAAGCAATGAACTCTGGTTAGTTGCCCATATATCGTCATGGGCTAACGCTATTCAAGCCATGAATAGGATCGGCATAATATTTATTTTTCTCTCAATTTAGATTTGAACACTTACATAAATCCTCCGATTCAAACGGTTCTTAGTAAATATGGCGAGACCGATTTATCGCCTTCGAAAACAAATAACACATTGAAATAGTTTACATTCTCTTACTTATAGCTCCGAAAATTAGACGAAAGTATACCCTCGTGATAGAGTTTGAATTCCTATCTTCCATGAGGCGTTGAATGATGAAAATTAATGAATCTGAACTTGCATTTGAGTATCTTCGCAGAAACAAAGAAGAGTTATCTCCTGAAGAATTTTTTGATAAATATTTGTCCTTGATGGAATCATTTAAAAAAGCCATAGAATCAAAAGAGTCAAAGGCAATAGGCCCTCTTGATGTATTATTTTAACCTCTAGCGGTAACACCGCCGTCACTCATAATTGGTCGGCGGGTAATTTTTAATTTCCTGCGCACATCTGGTGCTGACTTGAGGCTTAACACCAAACTTGCCAGCACATCAGTTTCATCAACTGGCTTAATGATTGAATCCCATATTTCCTCAGTAGTGCGACCGCGATTAGCTTCTTCTAAAGCTTTACGCGCCATTAATTCACCTCTAGCGATATAACGGCGCATCTTTGAATTTGTCTTACCAGTGCGCGGTAAGTAAGTAATTTGAGCCATAATTTACCCTCGGTTAGTAAGTATTGGTGATGCGGTCATTGGCTATCAGCCTCGAACTGTCTTGTCAGCCTTGCTTGCATCCTCTGCAATAACTTCACCTTATTTGCTGGCCATCTTCCTAAGTTAATGATCAACAGCGTTGTTATTACTCGGCGGACTCACACCGTCTGACATTGGTTTTGCTTGCATCTGGTTCAGCGTAACCGCATCCCAATACTCACTTGGAGTTTTGAAACTTTCCCACAATGGCGGGAGTTAATTTGTAAAAGAGCGAACATCCTGTTTATCTATGGCTCCTTGCCTTCGATGTGATTAACTATACAAGCATTGCTTTATTAAAACAAGTGTAACTTGTGTTTAAACTTGGGTTAATCTTTATTTTAACAATAAATACTTGTTTTTATTTGTGTTATTTTTTGTAAAAAATTTAAATTTTTTATTCTGTTGGCTTGTTTTGTGATTTTTGGGCATAAAAAATCCCTCATTAAAGAGGGATCTGTGATGGGATAAATGAGAGGTGGTTAGTTTTTACTTGATGTTATTTCTGCAAAATCCAGTAGCGCTTTCTGGCAATCGTTAGTCATATCAACTAAGGTGCTGTTTTTCTTTTTTGCCTCATTGTCCATGAAGTTATCTATAAACTCACCCCCATTTGGAACATTATTTTCTTGCTGAAATTTATATAAAGAAGAGTAAGTGTTGCACTCAGATGCTTTCATGATTGTAGTTATCAATTTGAAGTCATCTTCATTAGTGAGATCAATCTTATTAGCAGCGTTGGCAGATATTGAAGCAAGCGTAATTAGTAATAAAATTATATTTTTCATTTATTTACTACCTGATAATTAAATAAATTTCTATCCATGAAATTTGTATTTTATAGATTGGCTAACTAAAACTTTGGCATGAATGTAGAGGCCATTAATACTATCTTCTTCCAAATACCAAGTTTCATATCTTGCGTTATCAGATATAACAGCCAGCCTCTTGTATTGCTTTTGAAGCCTTTTTATATATAGCTGATTATCTAAAACAAAGACATAAATTCCATCACCATCAAAAAAGTTAGTGGTGATATCTACGAATATTTGATCTCTAGGCTCAAATGTTCCAGCCATAGAGTCGCCTTTAACGGTGATCATCTTGATTGTGGATGCAGATCTACCACCAAACAGTCTTTTTGCTTCATCCGCTGAATATTCAATAGCTGTTATTGTTTCAATGAAATCATCAAGAACCATCACACCGGGGCCCGCACTAGCTTGGATATCCAGCATCTCCACCTTGTAGTTATTTTTATCTGAAATTTCACCATCTTGCTTTATTTGAATACTACTGACTTTGTTTTTTTCATCAATGTCAGTTATTCCGAATAATAACCAATTGGTATCAACTTCAAGTATTTCAGCAATTTTAATAACTCTGTTTTTTCTTGGCTCAGTACTGGTCTCCCACTGCTGTACTGATTGTGGTGATACACCTACCAACTCAGCTAACTCAGCTTGGGTCATGTTTTTTGCAAGTCTAGCTTGCTTGATTCTTTCGCGCATAGTTTTCATTCGCTCAATATACAAGTTGCACTTTTATTTTTCCAACAAGCAATACTTGCTTAAGTAAAGTAATTCTTGTATTCTTCTTGTTGTTAATCAGTTAAAGGAATATCTTTATGAATGCATTGGAAACAACAATTAAAAAAGCAGGTGGAATTCCAGCTTTAGCTAAGAAGCTAAAGATTAGCGATCAAGCCATTAGACAATGGGAGCACAAAGGACGCATTCCTCCTGCAAGATACGCTCAAATCAACGAACTATTCGGAATACCATTTGAGCATTTAGTAAAAGATAAAAATTAGCTTCACCCGCTCTTTTAACAATTTAGGTTCCGCCACTGTGGAACATATCAACAATCCGCTCATATGGAATGAGCCACGGATCATTACTGCTGTTCTCTAACGAGAAGTAATTTAATAAGGAAATTAACAAATGGAATACGGAAACACATGCAAAACAGTTCGTGACAAACGAGCTATTGAATTTAGAACACGTCATTTAGTTAGTAACGCACTTCAAATATTACGGGATGGGGATCAGCGAGAAATTGCACAAGCCACATCACGCTCAGACTCAACTATCTCAAGAAGAATCCAATCTATTGATGGTGTATGCGAAATGCTTGCTACACGTCGTGTAGTTGGTTTTGTGAGAGAGGGAGAGAAAGTTATCAGGGAATCAGACTACAAACTCTATTTAGAAAATATGGCTGAACTATCGAGGTTAAAACTTCAAGTTCATGCATATGAAAAAGCCTCAATTGCGGGAACAACTGAGGCCTTTAGAGAGGAACAATTGGGCCTGTTCTACTAACAAATACACTGTATCAATAACCAGTAATTACGACAAGGGGAATTTAGGTTTCTCTTGTCTGATACAGCTAATTAATGGAGTAATTATGACACAAATAGAAAAGTGGCTTCAAGAGGCGCCAACTACGGAATCTATGGAGTTTCCAGAAGAGTATTCACCAAATGGATGGGTTTATGTTCTAAGAAACGACTCCATGCCTGATATTTACAAAGTTGGGCTGACCACAACAAGTCCGAAGAAGAGGGCTAGCGAGTTATCTTCTTCATCAGGGGTTCCTGAAAAGTTTGAAATCGTAAAGGCATTTATCTCCGAAAATCCCACAAGGGATGAGTCTGCTATTCATCGTGAATTAGCTAGATACAGAGTGAATGCTGGAAGGGAGTTTTTTAAATGCCCGTTGGAAAAGATTTTATCTGTATGTGAAAGGGTTATTCCTGACGGAAGTGCTGTAAAGGTCAATGATTTGGTGGATCGCTACAACCTTATTTCTTTTGAATCATTCGGAAAAATTCCAGATGCAGAAATAATGGAAATATGCGGAATAACTTACTTTGGTAGCGAAAGAGAATGTCTATCACGGTTAGCCTTGTTTGGAGCTGAATTTGTTCGTCATTTAACAAAAGATGGCGGAGCAGTCGTTTTTAATAATAACTCTTTTACCGTTTTATTACCGGAGGGATCCGATGAAATCTAACTTGAAACATGTTGATTTTGTTAACAAGACTATTATCCCTGATAAGTCGGAGGGCAATGTGGCTAGCCTTGATGAAGGTTATTTTCGTCTAGCTACAAGCATAGGAAATTTAAAGCCTAAGTTAAAAATGTCTGGACATGAGCACCAAGTATTTGATGCCGTAATTATGTGTACGTTCGGATGGAATAAATCAGAAGATAAGGTAACGAACACATACCTAGCAGAAATGACAGAGCTTGATGATTCAGATATCAACAAGGCGCTAAATAAGCTAGCTAATAGACGAATAATAAATTTAAGAAAATCAGGAGGTTTTAAAATTGTTAGTGTCAATAAAAACCTCAATGATTGGGTTCTAAATAGACAAAAAACAGCAGCTAGTAAAACTCCCAAAAAGACGGGTAAAACCTCCCATAATGTTGGGTGTTTTGACACTTTAAGTTTGGAGATATCACCCAACACCAAAGACAGTCTTACCAAAGATAATAATATTAATAACTCTTCGTCCGAGAATTCTAACGAATCCTCTGACAGACCATCTCAAAAAGTTTTAGCCGTTAAGCCTGATGCGGTTGTTAGTTCACCCAAAGGTAACAAGTGGGGTAATGCTGATGATCTGAAAGCTGCTCAATGGATTTACTCGCAAGTCTTGATAGTAAGCCCATCGACTAAAGAGCCTAACTGGTCAACATGGGCTAACGATATTCGCCTGATGAGACAACTAGACGGGCATACCCACCAAGATATTTGCAGAATGTTTAAATGGGCTAATCGTGACTCGTTCTGGTGTAGCAACGTGTTATCTCCCGCAAAACTACGTGAGAAATGGGATACATTGACCATACAGAGCCAACAACCCAATCGAGGTAAGCGACAGGTTGCTCCTGAACCAGCACAGAACTGGAATACTCGTGAAGCATGGGAGAATGATTTTATATGAAGACTAATCTGGCTACTGCAATCGCTAATCGTGATGCAGGCGCATTGGCTAGAATGGCTCAGGGTAGCACCCCGCAAAAAGTTGTAAATAATCATGCTGAGCAACTAGTCGATGTATTATTCCGAAATCTGAAACAAATATTTCCAGCCTCAGTAAACACCATTTTCAAAAACGAGTCAGAGGAACTTACTGCAAAACGACAATGGATCGCCGCCTTTGCTGAAAATGGAATTACTACCAGAGAGCAACTTCAAAACGGTATGCGACATGCTAGAGCAAGTGATAACCCTTTCTGGCCTGCTGTTGGTCAATTTATCAAGTGGTGCAAGGAAGAAGATTATGTAGCTCTTGGTTTGCCTGACGAGGATCATCTTTACGAACTCTATCGAGAATACTGCAAAATGCGTGGCTGGCGTGAAATGAAATGGCCTTCAAACGCTTGCTACTGGATGGTTACCAAAATTTACTCTGAGATGCGAAGTAAAAGCCTAACGGATAGTGAGGTTAAGAAGCTTTGTGCCAAAGAGTTAAGAACCATGACTGCAAGAATCAAATCAGGTGAAAATATTCCAGCGCCAGTGCTTCAAGTCGAACACAAGATCACACCAACAAGCCGCAATAAATCACTATCAATAATCGCCAATTTGAAGCAAAAGCACGGCTTCAGATAGCTAAAAGGAATTTAAAAATGAGCAAACACAGATTTGGTAAACCCTATGTTAGACGTTTACGTCCTGATGATATTCCAGAATCAGAACAAGCTAAGTGGGCTATTAGCTATATAAATCACCCACAGCATCACTTATCAACCACTAAAGCGTATGCGGTTTGCATGCATGGATTTAAAGGTGTTTTTCAGGTGTGTCTATGCAAGAGGTCACTAATGAAGTTAGTAAAAATGACGCAGAGTGAAGATTAACACGCAAGAGGATTTTTAGATGAACTTATTAAAAAGCACCGTCACCAAGGTTTTAGGTGATCCGGTTCGTCACACTTACAAATCGGATGATGGAACAGAAAATGAATATTACCTAACGCCAGTTGAGAGTGATTGCTGGGGTGATATTTCCAACACGAAAGTGATGACAAATACTCTTGAGCAAGCCAAGGCAATTAAAGTTGGATATGAGTGGGAATCGTGAGGATTTTTAGATGAACATTAAACAATTACAGCAACAAATCCATCAACAAAATAAATCTGCTGGATGGTGGGATAGCCCACGCGAAAAAGGAACGTTACTCTGCCTTATTCATTCAGAAATCAGTGAGGCAATGGAGGGTGAGCGCAAAGACTTAATGGACGATCACTTGCCACATCGAAAAATGGCAGAGGTTGAACTTGCTGATGCAGTTATTCGTATTTTGGATTATGCCGGAGCCTTTGGTTATGACATTGAAGGGGCAATTGCTGAAAAGCTCGAATACAACAAACATAGAGCAGATCATCAGCGTGAAAACCGCATCAAGAAGGGCGGAAAACAATTCTAACAGGAGGCATCTAATGCAGGGAACTAATTGGGTTAAGGTGAGTGAGAGATTGCCTGAAAATGGCGAACAGGTGTTAGTTGTCGATATTGATGGATTTATATATTTAGCAACTCATGAGTATTGTTCATTTCAGATTATCACCAAAGAAGGCGGTGAGCTAATCGAAACAGTAGCTAGATTCGTAACGCACTGGATGCCACTCCCACCAATGCCAGAGGGTGAATGATGGAATCACCACTTGCACGAATGATTAAACAACAAGTGTTTGATGCCAACGTTGCTCGTTTAGTTAAGCTCAATGATGAGCAATGGGATTTCATACTGAATGACCAAGATAAATGCGCGTGGGCTGGAGGTAATTATTACGGTCACGATTATCATGAGTGGGAAATTCTTATAGCTCACGATATTAAATACGTTCAAACAGGATTACGGGAGCCGTTAATATAGGAGGTTAACTTGGAAGCAGATTTTCTCTTCCACGAATCAACCAAAAATACCGCATGGCAACACCTCAAAGAAGTTCTAGCAACAAACCAACCACACCGAATCATTATCAAGCCTTGGAAAAACAAGCGTTCACTATCTCAGAATGCCACTTTTCATATGTGGTGCACAGAGATAAGTAAATACCTGTGTAAGAACAACGCCAATTACACGCCTGAAACCGTTAAGGAAATGCTTAAGCACACATTCCTAGGTTATGAGGTGGTCGATATGGTTGACGTTACTACACAGCTTACAGAGCGCGTAAGGACACTTCGGAAAACATCAAAACTTGATGCAGGTGAAATGTTCCACTTCATGGAGCAGGTTGAGCGCTGGGCGGTAGGTATAAATTGTTTCGTGACGATACCAAACAATTCGGAATACATGAAACTAAAGGATAAACAAGAGCAATGAACATCATATCAAAAATGGCAATCGTTATGGCGTCACTAGCATCACAGAACGCCTTATGGTCCATCAATCGTAATAGCTACTGGTACAACTACCCCACATCAACTAATCGCATCACAGGTCACGCAAAGATAAACCGAGAAGCCAAGAAGCGGAGGGCGAGAAAGTGACAGACAACATAAATAACCCTCTACACTACGCATCAGGTGATATTGAGTGCATAGATGCCATAAAAGCCAGTATGACAAAAGAGGCGTTTCTTGGCTATCTCAAGGGCAATATTCAAAAGTATGTCTGGCGATACGAAAAGAAAATTAATCCAGTCGAAGATTTGAAAAAGGCTCGTTGGTATATGGAACGGATGGTTAGTGAGATGGAGAGTGAGAAATGACTGAAGAACAATATAAAGCTTACGCTAAGGCGATAGTTATTGGCCGAAATTACAGTGAATTCACACATAAGCATGTAGCTTTGGAATTAGGCATTCGACTAAATGATGCAGGAAGAATTCTAAGTAAATTACATGATATGGGATGTCTGACTATTACAGGGAAAAGGAGAAATGAATACTCCAGGATGTTCAATATTTACAAAGTTAAATCTGACTCAATTACAACACTACGTCAGCAATATGAACGTGAATATTTAGAGAATATGCCTGTTAAGCCAAAGTTAGTGCCAGTTAAAAAACAAAAGACCCCAGAAAAACCAAAGTGCGGAATTAAGTTTGTTGATAAGGCCAGCGTCTCAGGAATGGGTAATCCGATGTTGATGAAAATAGACTCGTTACTCAAAGGGGTTCGCAATGAACTGCATGTCATGCAATAGACCACTAACGGATGATGAAATTTACGTGTGTGCCCAGTGTGCTGATGAATACGCTCATTTGGAAGTGGTGGATAAAGTCAAAGGAGAGGGAGATGCAGAAGCTAAGGCGACGGCGCTGTAAAATATGCCGAGAATGGTTTCACCCTAAATACAGTAATATTTGGTGGTGTTGTCCAGAACACGGAGCAGAACTGGCAATAAGGCGAATAAATAAGGAAAAAGAAAAAATATTAGCGAAACGTAAAAAGGAGCAAAGAGAAAAGGAAGTTAAAGCAAAAGACAAACTCAAAGCCCGCAAGTTAGCAGTTAAACCCCTCTCATATTTCAGACAGCAAGCCCAAGTAGCATTTAATCAATTCATCCGACTTCGAGACCGTAATGAGCCTTGCATTAGTTGTGGTGAAACCAATCCTCCTGATCTTCACGGCGGTCAATGGGACTGTGGTCATTTTTTGTCTGTTGGTGCTCATCCTGAACTCCGATTTGAAGAGAGAAATGCATACAAACAATGTAAATCATGCAATGCGGGGGCGGGGAAATATTCACATAAAAATGCCACCGTTACTCAGAAATACGAGCTGCGGCTGGTTGAAAGGTTTGGACAGGAGTTGGTTGACTGGTTACGTGGCCCGCATGAGATACCACACTGGAAGCGAGAGGATTATATCCGAATCCGCGATGAGTACAGGGCCAAAGTGAAGGAACTGAAGAAAAAAGGAGACTTCGATGTGTAAGTGCAAAGTTGTCGGTTGTGACCGCCAAGCCATGTATAAGTCGCAGATGGTTTGCCAAATGCATTATTTCAGGATGATGAGAACAGGAAGCTACAAAAAGAAAGGTCGGTCGTTAAGAACTCATAATGCGAAGGGGTATCAGATGCTATATCTACCAGATCATCCATTAGCAATGAAGAACGGATATGCATATGAACACCGCGTCGTTATGCACCAGTTACATGGCGATAACCCAATGAATTGCAACAAGTGTGGGAAAGCGATTGATTGGAGTACGGTGCATGTAGACCACATCAATGAAGATGTTAAAGATAATTCGCCAGAAAATCTTAGGTTCTTATGTAACGGATGTAATGTGATGAGAACTAGAAAGCATCAGAAAGAACACACCAAGAAAAGGAGAGTGGGTATTACATGTAATGGAATAACGTTGACGGCAACAGAGTGGAGCAGAATGCCCAATGTTAAAGTTTCAAGAGGAACAATTTCCAGAAGAATAAAAAATGGCTCTTCACCGTATGACGCTATTTATGGAGAAAAAGAGACGCACATATCAACTCTCCCTAAAAGTGGTTATACCCCTAAATATAAAAATACCCACGTTGATTCCTGCATAACCCACTACCGAGCCAAGTTAAAGGAGTTGAAAGATGAGGAGCGATAAATACAAAAGCCTACCAGTTGCTATTACTGTGGCAAGAAGATTATCCAGAGAATCATTGAAAAGGCAAAGTTTTAGCGTTGTTCAGCTACCTATGGGCATCTTATCAGTATTGGTTACTAGCGATGCAAAGCGTAGGAAGAAATCTATTGTCTACTCAGTAAGTGGCGATGGTCATCACACAGTATTGCCGGAGGCGAGATGAGCTATATCGGAGAAAAGGAATTAACAGATGAGCAGTTTCGCTGGCTAGATGGTTGGTTAAATCTGTGGGGGGCGTGGGTATATTCTGGTCGTATCGATATTCGCATGATCAATATGATTTATAAATTCATGCAAACAGTAGAGCCAAGTAAAAACCCATCAAGACCTATGTGCAATGACGATGAAGGAATGTTGATTTCTCAGGTCGTAGATTCAGTCATCGCCACTGACACACAGGCTTATGGAATATTGCTAAGTTATTACGCTCATGGTTCATCTAAGTTGTCGATTGCATCTTACTATCACCGAGTTGCAAAACCACGCAAAATGCAAACGAGAGGGGGGAATAAATACGCCAAGCCATCTCATAGAACTTGCAGGAGAGAAGTTGACGAAAAACTCAAAGCTGCTCAGTGGTTATTGTACGAACCTCTGCGAAATGCAATGAATAATCGTAAACGTGTAGCTAAAGTAAAGAAAATAGCTGAACTTTGCTATTGACATTAATGGACAAATGGACAACAATTATAAGGTAAGTTGCTTTACGTGACTCTTAAGTTTACTTACCTCATTCAAGACCTCGCTTCGGCGGGGTTTTTTGTTATCTGGAGTTTATATGTATGACGAATTCGACGGATTCTAAATATCCAACTAGGTCTGACTTAGCTAAAGCCAACCCTTACACTGAGCGCGATAAATTGTCAGAAGAAGAACGTGAAGAGAGACGTCGGAAGTTTAATGATTCTCTATTTTTCGGTAATGGGTATTTCAAACTTTAATTCCCCCGAATTCGAGGGGATAAGTTTTTGATATTTATCCAGAGTGCTTATTTGCATTGTGGTAATCCAACCATCCGGAATTTCCGGATAGTTCACATGTTCGGTTATTCCGAACAACTCATTTTAAAGATCGCTTAGGCGGTCTTTTTTCGTATATGCCGACCACAGAATCAATCACACACTAACCACTTCACACAAGAGCTGTGAGTCGGCACCTTATTAACTTTAATTACGGAACACTCCGCAGGGGGTGAGTATGCGCATGCCTGAAAAAAATACAGAATTCTGGGTGCAAATCTGGGACTGGATAACAATAAATGCGCCACTTATCGCTGGCGTTTTGTTAGCCGGAATGACTGCTTTTACCAGAGAGAAAAGAGAAGGTTCGGGATGGAAGGCATCTTTAGCTGAAGCGGCTATATGTGCCTTTATCAGTATTGGCATCATTACTGCTTTGGAATATGCAAAGTTACCAATCAGCTTGGCTCAGTTTTTTGGTGTGTTTATTGGCTTCCTTGGTACTAAGAAAATCGGTGCAATCGTGGAAGCGGTAATGTCGTTCTTCAAAAACAAATTCGGAGTTAACAAATGACACTCGGTGAGAAACAACGCAAGTTCACTCGTATGATTGCGGACTTAATTATCTTTGCCTACGACAACGGATATGAGCTGACATTCTCGGAAGCATACCGAACGCCAGAGCAGGCACAGTTAAATGCCAAATCAGGTGCGGGTATTAAAAACAGCTTACACACACAACGCCTAGCTGTGGATTTCAACCTATTTAAAGACGGTAAATATCTAACAGCATCAAGTGACCATAAATTGCTTGGTGAATATTGGGAATCTATCGGCGGTACGTGGGGCGGTCGTTTCAATGACGGCAATCACTACTCGTTAGAGCATAACGGCGTTAAGTGATATGAAAGCGATCATCTGGAAAGGTTTCTCTTGGGTGATGGAGAATATGACTGTTGTTGGGATGGTTATTTTTGTTGTCATGTTTCTTACTGAAAGTATAAAAAATACTGCTCTGGAACATGATAATAAATCACTCACTGAGCAACTCTCACAACAAGTCGAAATCAACAAAGACTATCAAGCACGTATCACTCGATTAAATCAACTCGATATTCGTCACTCACAGGAGTTAGCCAGTGCAAAGAATGAAATCAACACTCTTCGTGATGCTGTTAACTCTGGCAATAAGCGGGTGTACGTCAAAGCCAAGTGTCCAGCAGTCACCAAGAATTCCACCGAAAGCGGAAGCGATGAAGCCACCGCACGACTTAACAAAGCAGTTGAACAAGATTATCTACGTCTCAGAGAAATGATAGTCGAGAACGAACAGCAAACTTTGTATTTGCAGAACTACATCAACACTGAATGCCTCGCTCAATAGCGGGGCTTTTTAATGGAGAAATATCATGGCAGTAGAAGGTTCAGATAATCCAGTTAAATTCCGTGAAGAGCTGGATAAAAGCATTCCAAAAGAATAAAAAAGCCCAGCACGGGAGGCTGGGCAATACTAACAATATATCAATCAAAGTGTAGCGATAGCTACTTAGTATAGCTTAAGTAAATATATATATCAGCAATTAGATAAATCGTTTATCCATTAAGGAGAGTGATCATATCTTGACTGCTAGGAACAGACTAGAAGCGACCTGATTAACGTAGTGATACGTGATGATGGTTGCGAACTCTACGCATTTCACCCTGTGCATTCACCGCGCAATTAAAAACACTCACAGAACCTTACAGAAAGTCGAACCTGAGAAAAACCGTTAATGGTGTTTTCTGTGGGGCGGTTATTTCTGGTGAACAGGTTCGCTTTTCTATAAGGATTTACACCATGAATTATCCAACAGTAGTAAATGGAATTGATTTTCGGAACATCGTATTTATGTCTGGTTCAGAAGTAATTACTGATAGTTTTTGTGTAGCAAGAGCTTTTGGTAAAGAGCCAAAAAACGTAATTCGTGATATCGAAAGGACTATAAAATCGTGTCCTCCAGAGTTTGATACAGAGCTCAATTTTGAGCTTTGCTATAAAAACAATGAGTTACAGAATGGAAAGCCTCAAAAATTCTATAAGATACGGAAAGACGGCCTAATGTTATTGGTTATGTCATACACAAAGAAAGAAGCTATGAGAATTAAGGTGGCGTATATAAACGCCTTTAACTGGATGGCTGATGTTATTACCAAAAATATCCGAACCATGGAACAAGAGCGAAATGAGATAATGCTCGAATTCATGAAAGAGAAGGATGTGGCCAGTATGTCAGGGCGATTATTAAATCGCTGGGGTAGAGTTAAAAAGCCTCAGTTATTAAACAAGATCGCCGAGATAGAGGAAAAAGGTCAATTACTCCTTCCTAGCGTTGAGTGATACCTTTCCTCAAAATTGAGGAGATTGATTTAATTAACATTTAACGATGAATAGGCCCTAGTGGCCTTTTTTATTGGTTGGAATATGAAAAATTACAACATAGACGCCAAGACCACAGGGGCTGTAACGAAGGTGGATATAACTCATGGTAACTTGAAGGCTTGTTTGTGTCAGGCTGGAAATGTTAGAAAAATCATCGTTACTGGTCGTGGAAATGTTCGTCAAATCAAAACTATTGCTAAGGCATTTCATGATGTATTGAAAGAAGGCTCGAATTCATGTCAGAAAAATATCACGTAATAGCAACTAAGAAAGACGGTACAACCTACGAAGGCATGATGACCACTAAAGAACCTCGTGTCACTAACGGGTTAATCGGTATCGCATCACTAGATGGCTCATGGGTATACATATCACCTGATGAGATTAGTGATATTAAATATGTGCCAGTGGATTAATGCTAAATCTATTAGTTATTTTATTGTAAGGTGTACCATAGTTTAATCGGTAATCACCTAAAGGATAAAAGAATGAAGAGCTTTAATGATGAAATTTATTGGATTCTTAGTGCTGCGGAGCCTGTTGGTATTAACACCTCCGATACGGTGGAGAAGATTTTAAATGTGGCGAAAAATCATTACCAAAATGGCAATGAATCAGAAAAGAAAGCCGTTATAGATAAAATAGAAAGTCTTAAAAAAGAGCCGCTAATAACTTTCCCAGAAAACTACTTACAGATAATAAGTTAAATTTCACACACTAAACCACTTTAAGAGTGGTTTTATTGCAAATCACAAAGCTCACTACGGTGAGTTTTTTAATTTGTTATGAGGATATGAATATGGCTAAAAGACCAGATTGGGAGGCCATCGAGTCGGCTTACCGAGCTGGCGTGATGTCACTCCGAGAAATAGCTTCACAGCATGGAATATCTGAAGGAGCTATACGTAAGAGAGCTAAAAAAGATGATTGGTCGAGAGATCTTAACGCAAAGATAAAATCTCGTGCTGATGATTTGGTACGCAAAGAAGAGGTACGCAAGCAGGTACGCACAGAAACAACATTATCCGAGCGCGTACTTATTGAGGCTACGGCTGAGGTTATTGCTAATGTTCGTATGGAGCATAGAGGTGATATACGCCGGGCGCGTGAACTGGCTAACGTCTTGTTTGACGAGCTGAGTGCAGAGTGCGCAGATGTACCAGCCTTAAGTAAATTGGGCGACCTGATGTTTAATCCTGATGATAACGGACGCGATAAGCTCAATGAAATTTATCACTCAATTATCTCCCTGCCTGAGCGTGTTAAATCAGCAAAAGCACTCAGTGAAACACTTAAGAACTTAATTGGACTTGAGCGTCAGGCATATGGCCTTGATGACGTTCAGCCGAATAAGACGGCTAGCCAACTATCAGAACTAATGGATGACTTATCTAAGGAATAATCATGAAGCCAGAACATCTTGCATTATTGAGAGATAAGCTCTGGCGATTGAATCATCTCTACTGGATAACCAATAAAGAAGGTAAGCCGGTTCGATTTAAAATGACGCCTGAGCAACTTGAATACTTTGAAGGGATGCACACGCGAAACATTATTCTTAAAGCCCGTCAACTTGGTTTCACTACAGAAGTCTGCATTATCCAGTTAGACGCAGCATTATTTGAGGCAGCTAAATGTGCATTGATAGCTCATACACTTAATGATGCTAAACGACTATTTAGGGAAAAGATAAAGTATGCCTACGAAAAGCTACCTGATGAAATCAAAGCGGCTAACCCAGCGAGTAATGATGCGTCTGGTGAGTTGGTTTTTAGTAAAGGCGGGTCACTTTATATCAGCACGTCATTTCGTGGCGGCACACTCCGTTATTTGCACGTTTCTGAGTTCGGTAAGATATGTGCTAAGTATCCAGAGAAAGCACGAGAGATTGTCACTGGCGCATTTGAAGCGGTATCAAGCGATTGTTTCACGACGATTGAAAGTACAGCGGAAGGTCGAGCGGGTTATTTCTTCGATTACTGTCAATCTGCTGAAAAAGCGCAAATTCAGAATAAGACTCTTTCTAACTTAGACTGGAAATTCTTTTTCTTCTCATGGTGGAAGAATCCTGAATACTCCATTGACCCCGTTGAGCAATTACCACAGCGGTTAGTCGATTACTTCGATGAGATATCAAGTAAGCATGGTGTTCAATTAAACGAGCGCCAGAAAGCTTGGTACTACGCCAAAGAGAAAACACTCGGCGATGATATGAAACGGGAATACCCGTCAATACCGTCTGAGGCATTCCAACAATCGGTTGAAGGCGCTTACTACGCCAAGCAGTTCCGCTTCCTGTACGAAAATAAACGCATTGGCACACTTCCTGATAACTCGCACTTACCGGTTCACACGTACTGGGATATTGGTGTGGGTGACTCAACGTCAATTTGGTTTATTCGTGAAGTGGGCGAGGAGTTCCACATTATAGACCACTACTCAAACAGTGGTGAAGGTCTACGGCACTACATGAAAGTATTGAAGGATAAAGGCTACACATATGCAAGTCACAATGGCCCTCATGATATCGATAACCGTGAGTTTGGTTCTGATGCGAAATCTCGGCGTGAATTAGCGCGTGAAGGGTACGAAATAGACGGTGAAAACTATTCAATGCGATTTGAAGTGGTGCCGAAACTTTCAATTGATGAAGGTATCGAGGCAGTACGCGAAATCCTACCACTTTGTGTGTTCGACGAACACAAATGCAGTGAAGGTATTACTCACCTTGAAGGATATCGCAAAGAGTGGGATGACAAACGGGGCTGTTGGAAAGATAAACCACTTCACGATTACACGTCACATGATGCTGATGGGTTTAGGTATTTTGCCGTGAGTAGAAGAAATACTAAACGCCCAGCATTCGAAATTAACCTAGGAACAACCTTCTGATGAGTACAACAAATGTAGATTTTACTCGACCGGAGTATAAAACGGCTGCTCCTCAGTGGGAGTTAGTGCGCTCTGTTTGTCGAGGTGGTGATGATATAAAAAATTATCTTCCTGAGCTTGAGGAGCAAGATGGCAAGCGTAAAAAGAAGCGCAATAAAGACTATCAAGACCGTGCGGTATTCTACCCAATAACAGGCAACACTCGAAACGGCATGATAGGGATGGCATTTAAAAAGGATCCCTTAGTTGCCGTTGTGGAAAAATTATCTTGTTTAAAAGATGATGCAGACGGGGCGGGTTCAAGTATTTATCAGCTTGCTCAGTCTTCACTTGAGTCAGTATTAGAGGTTGGTCGGCATGGGTTATATGTTGATTACAACAGTGATTCTAAACTCCCATACATATTTCAATATCGAGCTGAAGATATTATTAACTGGCGTACTGATCGTATAAATGGTCGAACTATGTTAACGCTGGTGGTATTGCGTGAGACAGTTGAAGAAGAGGACGGATTTGGATTTAAAGACGTTCTTCAATACCGTGTATTGGCGATAGAAGAAGGTAAATTTATCTGCCGTGTTTACCGCAAACCCAGTGGAAGTAGCGTTTTTGAAATCGATTCTGAGTATATTCCAGAACGAGCAGGTAACGGTGCTTGGGATGAAATCCCTTTTACATTTATTGGTGCTCAGAATAACGATCACACTATTGATGAAGCGCCACTGCTAGGGCTGGCAAAAATCAACCTAGGGCATTATCGAAACTCTGCTGATTATGAAGATTCTGTTTTCTTCTGTGGACAAATACAACCTTATCTAGGTGGGCTAGAAACAGAATGGCGTGACTATCTAGAAAAGAAAGGCGTTATGGTCGGCTCTCGCTCGCCAATTATGTTGCCAAAAGAAGGTTTCTTTGGTTACGCTCAGGCTCAACCTAACATGCTAGCCAAAGAAGCAATGGACAGTAAGCGTGATTACATGGTAGCGCTTGGTGCTCAATTGGTTTCTGCTGATAGTAAGGTTAAAACGGTTATTCAGTCTGTCGGTGAACAGAACGCACAAACCTCTATCCTGAGCATCTGTTGCTCTAACGTTTCCGATGCATTCAGTAAAGCGCTAATGTGGTGTGCTGAATACCTTGGCTTAGACACGAAAGGCACTTCTTTTGAAATTAACAAAGACCTCGTTAACCATATTGCCGATAGTTCAATGATCCGCGAAATTGTTGCAGCATGGCAATCTGGTGCAACTCGTAAATCTGACTTAGTTAGAAGCTTGCAGAAATATGACGTTATTGACCCTGCTGATGATGTGGATGTGGTGGTGGATGAGCTTAATAATCAAGAGCCAACAATGGTAGGTGAGACATGAAATCAGTGAATGAGCGGTTGATGGATGAATTGATTGCTCACTCACTGTTTTCTAATCGTTATTCTACGAGTGTAGCAAGGAGCATGATAAAGGCGCTTAATGAGTTTGATGCTGAATTAACTGCTTCACTTATTGTTGCCTTAGATGACTCCTCCATCGATGTTAATAGCTTCACTGCAAGGCGGCTGGAGTCGTTACTGTCCAGTGTTAGAAGCATTAATAAGCGTGCAGTTGATAGTGCTTTCTCATTGCTAACAGAAGAAATGAGAGCGCATGCATTATATGAAGCTGGTTACTATCCATCACTGTTTGATGCTCTACTACCTGATGTTGTTCTACGTAAATATCCACTAATGAGCATTACAGAGGAAATGCTATTTTCTTCGGTAATGTCTAGCCCATTTCAAGGGAAATTATTATCTGAATGGGCTGAGGGGTTAGAGTCTGACCGAATGACACGCATAAATAACGCTGTTCGCAATGGTTATTTAAATGGCGATAGTGCGATGGAGATCGGCCGTAAGATCAGAGGTCATGCAAACCAAGGCTATAAAGACGGTGCATTGCAACTCAGTCGAGCTAATGCAACAACAATAGCGAAGACGGCAATTAATCACTTACAAGCGACAGCAAGAGATCAATTTGCTGATGCCAACAAAGATATTCTTGATTGCAAGCAGTGGCTATCTACTCTCGATAATAAAACCTCTCATGATTGCATTGTACGGGATAGATTGAAGTACACGCTGGAAGGTAAGCCAATAGGACACAAAATTCCTTATCTTCAAGGCCCCGGAAAAATCCACTTCAACTGCCGATCAACAGAAACATTGGTTACTAAATCATGGCGTGAATTAGGGATTGATTTAGATGAGATGGATGCAGGAACTCGTGCCTCAATGGACGGGCAAGTGCCAGCAGATACTGATTTTCTTGATTGGATACAGCGACAACCTGAATGGCGTCAACGACAGGTATTTGGAGAGACGCGATTTAGGTTGATGAAAGAAGGTGGTATGCATCCATCCGAATTTTACACAGATAAAGGTGAGTTTATCTCTTTCGAGCAACTCAGGGAGATAGACCAGCAAGCATTTAGAGAGGCTGGGTACAGCTAATCAATAACCATTTAACAAGGTCACTTCGGTGGCCTTTTTTGTTGTTTAAAAAACTAAGGAATATAACTATGTACGCACTTAAATTAATTACTGAACGAGAGGGCCGTAAAGTAGAGGAAGTCCACTGCTTGGGCGAAATGTACCGCTTGGAGTTTTATCCTGAATCAGAAAATAAAGATATCGTGGCGCGGGTTGAACACACAAAGAAAGATTCTATCCCATCATTTGATATTAAGCGTACAGATCATGCTTACATTACAACGATAGTCGGCGATACGGTTCGGGTTATCAGTCGCGGATTAAAATCAAACTAACATGGGTTGCTTCGGCAGCCTTTTTTATTACCTAAATTCAGCTTAGGGCTGAGTTATTACAACGCGCTAGGCGCCAATCAAACCCAAGGGGTGTTACATGTTATTTATGAATATCGAACGCAAATACTACTCACAGGCTGATGATGGCTCACAAGGTGGCGGTGGTGGAACAACCGAAATCACACCTGAAATCCAAGCCATTATTGACAAAGCGGTCAATGAGCAAGTATCAGGATTAAAAGCTAAGCGTGATGAGCTGTTAGGCAAAGTTAAAGAACAAGGCGATAACTTAAAACGCTTTGAAGGCATTGATCCTGACACAGTGAAAGGAATGCTTAAACGTTTTGAAAATGACGAAGAAGCCAAACTTATTGCAGATGGCAAGATTGATGAAGTCATTAATAAGCGCACTGAGCGTTTGCGTGGTGATGTTGATAAGCAATTGAAAGAAGCGAACACCAAAGTCGAAAAGGCCGAGGCGTTTGCAAATAAATTCCGTGCTCGTGTACTAGGCGATGAAATTCGCTCAGCGGCAGGAAAAGCAGGCGCATTAACTAGCGCTCAAGAAGACTTAATTTTACGTGCCAAAGGCATTTTCCAAATCAACGATGAAGGTCAGGCCGTAGCCGTTGATGAAGATGGTAATCCAATCATGGGTAAAGATGGTCGCACACCATTATCACCTATTGAGTGGATTGAATCCCTAAAAGAAAGTGCTCCCCACTTATTTCCCGCAGCTTCCGGTACGGATGCAGGGAAACACAAACAAGGTGGTGCGCATCTTAAACGTTCTCAAATGTCCGCAAGTGATAAGGCTGATTATATTCGCCGATATGGGCGTGATGCATATTTAAAACTTCCAAAAGAGTAAGGAAATATAAACAATGGCTACGACGACTAATAACGATTTAGTAATTTATAACGACTTGGCGCAAACTGCGTTTTTAGAACGCCGTCAAGATAATTTAGCAGTATTTAATCAGGCATCTAATGGTGCAATTGTACTTGATAACCTGTTTATTGAAGGTGATTTCCGTAGACGCGCTTTCTATCAGATCGGCGGTTCTATTGAACATCGTGATGTGAACTCCACAGGTACCGTAGAGAATAAAAAAATCGGTGCAGGTGAATCTGTTGATGTAAAAGCGCCTTGGAAATATGGCCCTTACGCAACGACAGAAGAGGCATTTAAACGCCGTGGCCGTGATGTGTCAGAGTTCTCTGAGCTGGTTGGTACGGATGCGGCAGATGCTTCACTAGAGGGTTATATTAAATACTCTTTAGCTGCTTTAGGTGCTGCGATTGGTAATAACAAAGAAATGGTGGTGACTGCGGATATTGCGACAGACGGCAAGAAAACGTTAACCAAAGGTTTACGCAAATACGGTGATAAATTCAACCGCGTAAATCTGTTTGTTATGCACTCCACAACCTACTTCGATATTGTTGATCAGGCAATTGACAACAAAGTATATGAAGAGGCAGGCGTGGTTATCTACGGTGGTCAGCCAGGCACACTAGGTAAGCCTGTTCTGGTAACAGATACAGCGCCAGTGGATGCCATCTTTGGTTTAGTGCCCGGTGCGGTAACTATCACTGAATCACAAGAGCCAACTTTCCGCTCTTATGAAATCAATGACAAGGAGAACTTGGAAGTTGGTTATCGCGGTGAAGGTGTGGTTAATGTTGGTGTTCTTGGTTATAGCTGGGATGAAGCAAAAGGCAAGAACCCTAACTTAACCCAGCTAGGTACGGCTGGTAACTGGAAGAAGCATTTCACTAGCGACAAATTAACCGCTGGCGTCATGATTAAGTTAACTGCTGAAGAGGGAAAGTAATCCTGTCAGCGGATAAAACGTCCGCTATCGCTGACAGTACAGATACAGTAACGATCACTCTTAATTACACTAAAGGTAGCTCTCCAGTTGAAGGGGCTACCGTTAATTGGTCTACAACCGGTGGTAAATTAAGCGTTACTTCATCTAAGACGGGCAAGGCTGGTGGTGCGACAGTGAAATTAACTTCTGATGCTCAGGGTGAATTTATTGTCACCGCCACTGTTGATGGTATTGCGCAAAATACTGATGCAATTACATTCACAGAAAAAACTTCTCCAGAAGAGTAATTTAAGGGGCTTTGTGCCCCTCTTTTTTGAGGTGAGCATGATTGATCCTGATAAGAACTCTCCAACATTTAATAGTTACGCCAGTGTTGATGATTTGAAAAAATACGCTGAGGATAGAAATATCACTTTAGCAGATAGCGGATTAGAGCCGTTGTTAATTACGGCGATGGATTATCTGGAGTCACAAAGATGGCAGGGGATGCGTGCTGATAACGAACAACCACTCTCTTTTCCTCGGATTGGTTTGTCTCGTGACGGTGTGGCGATCCCTGATGATGAAATTCCAAAGCAGTTAATCCAAGCTCAATGCCGTTTAGCGATTGAATCAGTAGAGAATGACCTACAACCTACATTAGGTGCCGAAGTTCTCTCCGAGCGAATTGAAGGCGCTCTTACTGTGCAATATGCCGAAGGGACTAATACTGGATCGCCTAACTTTTCTTGGTTAAAAGGTTTGTTGTCTGGCTTGATTGATGTTTCCGATGGGTTTGCCATTAATACATTTGCAATGAGGTAGCCATGAACATTTATCAACGTGGACAGAGCACAGCATTAAGGATGTTAAAAAAATATGGCATTTCCTATCAAGTAAAGCGAGATGGTAAGCACTGGGTTGATGATGAAACGGGGGAAGAACACTTTGAGCCAGAAACGTTATTTTCTGTTATCGGAGTAAAGACTCAATACAAACCTTACGAAATCGACGGCACGCTTATTCTCTCTACGGATATCAAAATGATACTTCCTCCAGACATTGATATTCAGAAAGGGGATAAGGTGCTTGTTGATGGCGTTTGGTTGCGTGTTCACGAAACCAACCCTGTTAAACCTGCTGATATTGTTATTTGCTATCAGCCTCAACTGAGGGCGTAATATGTCAGATCAGTTTATGAAGTCGATTAATCTTTTTATTGATAAAGCCAATGCAGATATTGAAACGGTTGTAAGAAAAACCAGTATTCAAATAATTGCTAGGCTCGTTGATATGTCACCCGTTGGTAATCCCGATATATGGAAATCTAAATATTCTCCTCCTGGCTATACTGGAGGTCGATTTAAGGGTAACTGGCAGGTTTCATTCGACACGCCAGCAGATGGTGAAGTCGATAATATCGACAAAGCGGGTAACATAACAAAATCTCAGGGTAATGTTGTCATTGAGCAGTTTAAAATAGGTATGAACGCTATCTATTTCACAAACAATGTTCCTTATGCCTACCGCCTTGAAATGGGGCACTCAAAGCAAGCGCCAAGTGGTATGGTTGCTGTGACTGCTGAGGAATTTAGTCAGTTTTTCAACTCTGCCGTATCGGAAACTAAATCATGAATCAGTCAACGATTAATGCTGAAATACGAAAACTGGCGACGAGCATTGGCAAGGATTTAAACCTAAAAATTGCATGGCCAAATCTTCCTTTTGACGATATCAACGATCCCTATCTTCAACTCCACATTATGACAGCAGAGACAGATAACATTGGATTATCTCAGGATATGCCTGTTTATCGTGGTGTTATTCAAATCAATGTGGTTGGCAAAGTAGGGAGCGGAGACTCTAAACTCTCAAAGATTGTTGATGGCGTTAAAGCTAGGCTGGAAAACGGATTAACATTGGGTGAGGGTATCTACATTAACGGAGAACCGAACCAGCTCCCTCCAATTTCAGATGAAACAAATTACACCATTCCTATTCGTGCATCCTATCGATGTAACGCAATCCGATAACGCCGCTTAATTGCGGTTTTTTATACCTAAAAATAGAGGTTAACAATGGCCTATAATATTCCTAATGGGTCGCGTGTTTACATCGCAAGTAAATACGATGACGAAATTAAAATTACTGAAGCAACCAATGCTGAAGAAGCTGTGCTAACGGTTGATAACGTGGGTGACATTGCTAAAGGCGATATTGTTCATGTGATATCCGGTTGGAAGAAAGCTTCTGGCGCTTTCCGTGTTGCAAGTGTTGCTGAATCTAAAATCACACTGGAAGGTGTTGATACCAGCGATAAAAATGTGTTTCCTGCTGGTGGCGGTACAGGAACATTAAAGAAAGTGTTGTCATGGGAAGTCATGCCACAGGTAATGACGCTTTCTACGGAAGGTGGCGAACAGCAAACTCAAGAGGTTCAGTTCCTTGAGGATGAGCAGGCGGAAACCATCGACACCTATAAAAATGGTGTGGTGCAGGTTTATACCTTTGCTCATGATGCCAAGTTACCTATTCGTAAGCTGTTATCAAAGCTGGACGACAGCAAGCAAGTTACCGCAATCCGATTCTTTAATAAACGAGCAGAAGAAGATCGCTATTACACCGCTTCAATTTCATTCCAGCGTGTACCAAATACCGCTATCAATGAAGTTGAAAACGTGACAGCACGATTCTCGCTTAAGTCTGAAATGCAGATTTATACCAACGCTGCTTAATCCATAAATACTCACAACAGCCCCGAATCAGGGGCTTTTTTAAGGACTGATAATGCCTAAATTTACCCTCGTTCCCAATCCAACCTTTAAAGCTAATGTTAAGATCCCCGTTGCTGGCAAAGAAAAGCCGGAAGTGGTGACATTCACCTTTAAGCATCAGCCAATGAGCCAACTTGATGAGATGCGAGAAAAGCCAACTACAGAGTTCTTTGAGCAAATTATTGAAGGTTGGGCGATTGAAGAGCCATACAATAAAGAAAACTTAAATCTATTGTTAGATAACTACCCATCAGCATCTCGTGCTATTGCTTCCACGTATTACAACGAACTGCTAGGTAATCGCGAAAAAAACTCTTAACGGTCGCCGAAGCAATTTATGGCGGAATGAGTTCCAAAGAATCAGCTGAGTTCGAGCGTGCTTTTGGATTTCCGCCTGATATTGATGATGTTGAAATATGGCCTGATGTTTGGGATTCTTATCAAGTATTTTCAGCCATGAATACACAGTGGCGTGTAGGTATGAATGGTATTACTGGCTTGGATTACAATCCGTTAAACCAAGTGATGGACTTATTCAACATCAAAGATAGGGCGACCGTGTTTAGTGATCTGAGGATTATGGAGGTTAAGGCGCTGGAGGTGATGCATAAGAGGTCACAGTAGCACTTTTGTGAAACATTAAATTTATTTAAAGTTCTATTGCGCTCACTATCGCCACTCGTCTAGCATATTTATCGATTTTTCTAGCTTCAGAGCAGGCAACTTCAGTAAAGGTATTCAATATCTCCTCAACGCCTTTTCCAATGTCTATTTCTACGGCGGCGTTTCCTTTTAATAAGAATGCATTTGTATTGTCGAATGCTTCATATACAAGTAGATATTTTTTGGATGGCATTACAATGTCCTCATTGAAGTGAGCCATTATAGTATGACGTTAATGCGTGATTGACAAATAAGATGCTGATCTGATCAGTGGTAAGCGTCGATTGGTGAGTAGGAAAAGAAAATTATGAATAAACTAAATAAATTAACTACAGAAATGCTCTTTTTTAAAAGTGAGAATAAAGATGTCAATTATTTAGAAGGTGGCGGTATTTTTATAGAAGATAAAAACATGTCTCTTTTGTATAAGAAAGTGATGGAATTAGAAATTAAGCTTCAAGAATTATCACATTCTATATCACAAAACTTAAGTCAAAAGTAGATAAGTTAAAATTCATAAATTAAATTAATATTCTTGTTTAATATTCAAAGGGTATTAATTAAATGAAACAGCCAAGTAATCCCATAGAAATACTCGTTCATAGTACTGTTAGGATCGAATGCTTAAAGGGTAGTAAAAGTGCTTCGTCGGGAACTGGGTATATATTTTGTTTCTTAGAAGATGAAGAAAATGATAAATCATGTCCATGTATAGTAACAAATAAACATGTTCTTAAGGATGGGGTTGAAGCGATATTTCATCTAACATTGCGAGATAAGGATGGTAACCCAGATTTAGGGAATCACGAAGCTATAAAAATAAAAGATCTAAATGATTATGTAATATTACACCCTAATGATGATATTGATTTAGCTATTATCCCCATAGGTATGATATTAAATTCTGCAGAAGCTCTTGGTAAAAATTTTCATTACTCCTCTTTTGGTAAAGGTTTTATTGTAAGTAAAGAACTACTTAGTGAGTTATCCCCTATGGAGGATATCGTTATGATTGGATATCCGAATGGTCTTTGGGATACCGCTCATAACTTACCTATTATACGAAAAGGCGTTACAGCAACAGATGTTAGGTTGGATTTAAACGGAGAGCCTGAATTTATGATAGATGCAGGTGTTTATCCAGGTTCAAGTGGCTCACCCGTTTTTTTAGCTAATATAGGTAGCTATATGGATAAGGATGGATGCCTTTGTGCAGGGAGTCGAATTGCTTTATTAGGAACTGTTTATGCAGTTAATCAGTCACCAGTTTTGATAACATCAAAATACCAAGACCAAGACCAAGACCAAGACCAAGACCAAGACCAAGATAAAGAGGGTTATTCCAAAACTAGTATTGATGGAGCATTCCCTAATAGCTTGGGCTACGTCATAAAAGCATCAGAGCTATTGGCCTTTGATGATGTGCTTTTGGGTTTTATAGAAAAACTAAAAGATAGAGATGCTAAAGGGGTGTGGGATAAGAGTGATAATGCACCACAATCAAGAAATTCCCCTTGCCACTGCGGTAGTGGTAAAAGATATAAAGAATGTCACGGCAAATTAAATTAGAATCTAACCCACTCCGGTGGGTTTTTTATTGCCTGAATCTCATAGATTATTGATTTATATTTCAAACTTCAACTCTTATTCCAATTAAGATAACATTAACGAAACTAAATATGTGGTGATGATATATGGCTATTGATTATGGTCAATATGGGAATATGGCAATTCAGGTTGTCAATACATACAACACTGACGATGATATTATTGAGTTATGGAATTTAGCTTTTAGCAAAGGACAAAGCAAAGAGCGCTCTGCAAGCCAAAAAGATTGCCCTTTAAATATTTTTATTGCTTTATGCCAGATGGGTGCTGTCAAAGGTCTCCCATCAACAGTTTGCCCAAATAAAAGAAATGAAAAGTCAAAGAAGCAAGCTAAGAAATTACTCGATATCATGATTGATAACCCTAATCTTACTGCAAGCAAGGCTTATGGCTTGTATAAGAAAGAAGATGTAACTGCACCCAAAGAGCAAAGCAGAAATGCTCATGTGGTATTTGCACTTCTAAAGGAAAATCTACTGTCAATTTAGTTACTCTTTGTTTTTAATTTTAGGGTTATTTTATGGACACTTACAACCAAGGGCATCCGTGCCCTTTGTTTTGTGGGTCATTTTTTCAAGGTTAAACCACGCTTCATAATAAGTAGATCTCTTATTTTTTCATGGTCATTCTTTATTCTGTGCATGAGAGCATCAATAAGAATATCTATTTTTTTGTCTTTTTCTTTAAAATCATCCAGATCAAAACCATCAAAGTAATCAGCTGCTTCACTGTCAGTTATTTGTCGAAATAACTCATGAAACTCCATATCAACTTGTAGCGACTCTGGGCCAGTTAGCTTGTCATATAATATCTGAACTATTTCCGAGTTCATGGATCTACCATTTTCATCTGCTTTCTTGGCGATCTGATCACGCATTCCGTCTGGGAGTCTAACCACGAATTTATCGTATTCTTTTACTTGCTTAGTAGTCATTTGCAAGACACCTATTCACATAAAAAAATAATGATGGCATATTGCTATTTAATTTCAATAATGGCATAGTGCCTGTATTGGCATAATGCTATTGCTAAGGAGATGGAATGAATAAGCAAAATAAAACAGAAAAGGTTCAATTAAGAACAACTGAATATCTGAAGGGAAAGTTAGATAAGTTATCTATGCAGGATGGGATATCGAAAAACTCGTTAATTAATCAGGCGATAGCTTGGTATGTGCAAGAGAGAGAGAAACGTGTTGCGTAATAAAAAGAAAACCCCAGTTGCGCTAACAACTGAGGCTAATTGCCAAGTAAACCCATCGAAAGGAATAATTGACATGAACATTGTAGCTAAAACAGATTTAACTTTCCAGAACATTACATTTGAGCCGATTTATCAAGATGGTCAGTTGTGGTTCACATCAACTGAATTAGCTAAGGCTTTAGGTTATAGCAGAACCGATAATGTTAACCGTGTTTACGCTCGTAATTCAGATGAATTTACTGACTCAATGACAACCACCGTCAAAATGACGTTGGTTAGGAAAACTGGTGAAGTTGATGTAATGGTTAGAGTTTTTTCTTTACGTGGCGCTCACCTGATCGCAATGTTCGCATCAACTCCAGTGGCTAAAGAATTCCGTAAATGGGTGCTGGATATTTTGGATAGAGAAGTAGCCGACAAGAAAAATTTACCAGTCGAAAAAGATAGTTCAGTAAGTGCAAACGGATTGTTAGCAAGATTAAGTCTGATTTGCACAACATGGGATGAAGCTAGAAAGGATATTGAGAACTTTGATCCGAAAATGGCGAAACGTCTCAATTCAACAATGAGTATGTTTTTAATGTACTCACAACACATGAAAGGAATAGCTAAGACAAAACAAGTTAGGAGATTAACACATTGATAGGCACTAAAAACAGAAAAGCCAACAGATGCGAACTGCTGGCTAATCCCAAACAAAACCAAAAAGGAAATGTTTCATGAGTCAAATTACAGTAGCAAACAATAACTCAGTTGTCACGCAAAACCGTTTTACGGTTCCAGAAGTCTATTATCGTAAACAGAAGGTGATTACCACTGAATCACTGGCTATTGGTTATGGCGCGGAGATTAAAAGCATACAAAATAATTTCAATCGAAATCAATCTAGATTCGAAGAAGGTAAACATTACTTCAAGATTGAAGGTGATGAATTATCTATTTTGCGGTCATCATTTAGTGGAGTGCAAATATCGAACAAAGCTAGATTACTTTATCTCTGGACTGAGCGCGGAGCATCACGCCACGCTAAAATGCTGGAAACTGACCAAGCATGGGATTTCTTTGAATTGCTCGAAGATACCTATTTTGGAACACGAAAAAATAATAACCTTCCTGGTAATTACATTGAGGCACTGGAAAACTTATTAAAAGCAGAAAAAGAGAAAGCAGTGATCGCAGCGGAGCGTGACCACGCGATAGAAACAAAGGCATGGATTGGAAATAAGCGTCAAGCAACTTCAATGGCTACGGCATCTAAAGCTGTTCGTGAAAAGAATCGCCTTGCTGAAAAGCTAGGTGAAAGTAAAAAACATGCAACAGTATTAGCAGTAGAGAAGAAACTAAACAAAAAATTCAAATGGCAACCATTGAAGAAATGGTGCAAAGAGAATGATGTAGAAATATCTACTGTTCATGATGATAGATACGGAACAGCCAACTCATACCCATCAGGCGCATGGAAGTCCGCTTATGATGTGGATTTAGCTAAATTATTCTAAACACCCAAGCCAAGGACGGTTTGCTTGAGATTACATATCACGCCTCTTAACTGAGGCTTTTTGCTTTAATTTGCACCACAAATAGCTAAACTAATAACAAATTAACCAACATTGGGGATGAGATGAAAAACTTTGGCATATTTCTTTTAGTTGTGGGTGTGCTAGCTTTATTAATAGCGTTCAATATGGATGTAAGTGTTGCAACTAGCTATGGTGGTAGGGTAAATAATATTGGATTAATGGCTCAAAGGCAGAATTATATTTTAATTGGCTGTTTTGTTACTTTCTGTGGTCTGATGATGGTTATATTTGGTGGTAGAAAATCAATTAAAACTGGTCAGGTCAAGTGCCCATTCTGTGCAGAATTCATAAGCAACGAAGCTATTAGGTGTAAGCATTGCGGTAGTGATTTATCAGAACATAAAAGATTACAGAAAGAAAAAGAATTTAATCTAAAAAATAAATTTAATGCTATTTACTATGATCAAACAAAACTATACGAGACCAAAGGTGGTAAAGCTATTTTAAATGATGATGAATTAATTAAACTTGTAGAGAAAATTAAATCTGAAAATAAAAGTATTTCAGGAAAATTGTTATTAACAAAACAGAGTTTCAACATTGAAACAATTCAATCATTTTTGCCTAAAGAAATAAAGAAAGAGTTTAAAGAGAAAGTCAAAAAATTAATATTAAATTAATTCAATCAAATAATTCACTAAGCCACCTTTCGGGTGGTTTTTTGTTGTCTGAATTTCACCACACCTCTTAATTGAGGCTTTTTGCTTTCTTTTGCATCAGCGTCTATATAACATAAGTGCCCATCCTTGGGCGTTACTACTGTTGCTATGCAATTAACGGAGTGTTTAAAATATCTCCGCTTTTCTCACCTTGCATAACTTGGGTGCGTAGACGGAAGTTTTGCAGTAACTCAATAAGAGCATTAGAGTCACGTTGTAATTTTTGAATGTATTCAACACTGACAACGTTATGACCATCAACGCTAACTACTTGTTGCTTTCCATTTTTATAAGAAACCAACCATCTTCCTTCTTTGGGTATGGTTACAGTGATTGAGTTTTGATTTGGCTCAAAAAGTATATTTTCTTCCTGTTTAGGAATGTATTCACCTTCAAGTACAAACTTGTGAATATACTCAACCGCATCTGGTATCTGATCCGCTGTTAATTCTTCAATGCTACTAACATTGAATTTCTGGTGAACAAGAGAATAGGCTTCTGGGTACATAATGCCTTTCTTGCTTACTAATAAATTAACAGCATTCTTTAATGGGTTGCGTTCTTGAACAGTTGATTTGTGTTTTTTCTTAACCTCACCAGTAGTCCAGTATTCGTAAAGTACATCGTCACACTCTTCTTGATACTTGATTACTTTATCGCGGATCTCTGGTTTGACTTTGTTAGGGCTGATAGTGTGAAGCCAGCCAGCAAGTTTACGGAGAGCTAGGCAAAGCATTGATTGCTCACCGCCTTTTGAAGGTATAACGATTTCCGTTACACCTTTAGAAAAGCGTTTTTTAAGCTTCTCTAACTGAGATTGCCAAGCTAGACCCATACCTTCTACGATTGGGCGCATTGGTACATATGGTTCGCCATTGAAATTTACAACATACAGGTTGTTACCGTGGAAAGGCACATTAATTGTTGATATACTAGTCATGTCGGTTACTCCGCAGTTTCTGACAAATTAGAGGCCCTAGCTACCGCAAATAGTTGGGGCTTCGCTGTTTTAGTTGACACGTTTTTCTCTTTCTTTCACATACCAAGCTATCGCTTGATTAACTATTGAGTTTTGCGAAATACCATCTTTCGCTGAGAGTTCTACCACTTTACTTTTTAACACTTCTGTTAATCTGAGTTGAAATTTTCCTGTTTTTTTATTGGGATTCATATCTTCATCCTTTTATGTGTCTATGTGACATCACAAAGATATCAATGTGAATCTATATAGTCAACGAATAATTGACTATATTGTGATATCACAATGACTTTACTGGTGGTTAAATGTCACAAAAAAATACGAGAATAAGAGATATAACGCCTTATAGCCTTAGAATGCCTGATACTCTGAAAGAAAAGTTAATGCAAAGGGCAAGTAAGAATGGGCGGTCTCTTAATGCTGAAATGGTTATGATTCTTCAGTCTGCGGTAGATGAGGATAGCACCCCTAAAAACTTAAACGAGTTGTCACAGCTTGATCCTGAAAAGTTCAAAGAATTGTTCATGGAAACCATTAAGAAGATGCATGAGGGTAAAAAGTGACTAATATCACATTTTATTTTGTTATTACTGTATAAAAAACAGGAATGTAAAATTTTTTAGTGCCTGTAATATATTCTGATATTTTCTTTGGAGCTTGCACATGAATGCGCCTGTAATTAGCTTTATTAATATGAAGGGGGGGGTGGGAAAGACCACTCTATGTATTAGTATTGGTGAGTATTTAGCAAACTATAAGGATAAAAAAGTATTAATAATAGATATTGATCCTCAGTTTAATGCAACACAATCTTTTATGGGTAAGCATGATAAAATAAGTGAGTACTTATCTTTAGTAAAACAAAGAAAGACAATCAAGAGAATATTTGAAGTAAATGCTTCTATATATGATGAAGATGCAGTATTAAAAAAAGAAGATGTTATTTACAGTGTATATCCAAATCTAGATATAATCCCTGGTGATATAAACATAATGTTTGAGCACAATACGGTAGATACAATTAGACTGATTAGGATAAGAAACTTCATTGAAGACAATAAGTTAAGAGACATCTACGACTATATTTTTATTGATTGTCCGCCGACCATTTCGATGTATACCGAAGCGTCCATAATGGCATCTACACATTATATAATGCCAATGAGAATAGATCAGTATTCAGTATTAGGGAGTAACAATTTGCTATCAATTGTTTCTAAGCTGGCTAGAGATCAAAGGCTTACAATAAAACCGTTGGGTGTTATTTATACCGATACCGCACCAAAAAGATTGACCAAGAAGACCAGAGCAATTAAGACGGCTATAGAAACCGAAAAAGGAATCAGGGATCTATATTTCTTCAAGAATCATTTTTCAAAGGTTAGGGATTTACAGGTTGGTCAGCAATTAAATTTTGCGTCAGCGTATTCTCAGTCTAAAGAAATCATTGATAGAATATGTACGGAACTTGAGGCTAAGCTTAAAGAGGTTGATGATGAATCAGAATAAATTAATAACTAAAAAGAAATTAATGGAACTAAAAGATTCTGAATCGCTTGAGTTTATGATCGGGTTTCTATCTTTAGTAATATTTTCCAAAGAAATTTTTAAGTCGAATTTTGAATTGAGTGAATTTATTAAAGATGCATTTAAGATAGAATATAAAAGATACGTTGTATCCTCAAGAACCCTTATGTTCTCTAGGCTTGCGAAAGATATAGTTAGAAAATATTCTGATGGAAATCATTTCACAGCTAAAAATACTGTTGTCAATATCATTTATGAAAAGCTAGATCAGCAACCAATCAACGATATCGCTTTAGAAGCGAAAAAGAAAGAAAATAAAAAGAGAAAAGGTAAAAATACTACAACAGAAAGTATCTCAAAGTGGATAAAGGGGTTTAGGGGTGAGTAACTTCCTTACTATTGACCCTTACAACGTGTTGGGAACAGTGTCCAAGTTCAAAGAAGACCTAAAAGTAATTCCTGACCAATATGTTGTTGACTCGTTAATATCAGCGGTAAAAAAGTCTATTTTTTTGAAGATAATTCACGAAAAATCTTTGAGAGGTAATAGACACTTATTAAGCGTCATCTATGATTTTTTAGGATGTATTTCAGCAATAAAAAAAAATGAAGATAGATACTTTTATTTTAATATAAGGTCATGCATTGAAAATTCAATTAGATTCTTGTTGAACAAAGATAATGATGATGAGATCGGTGTTACAAGGATGTTCAGTGAGTTTAAAGAAAGATATAAAGGCGTAGACGGTGTTAGCGCACTTGCTAGGGTATATTCTGATGCATGTAATTACGTTCATAACAATGTCAAGGCTGATATTGATGTATCAAAAAGCTATAAATACATTGATTCATCCAAGATTTTTGAAAAGAAAAAAAGCAGAAATCTATGTAATGACCTCGTTTCAGTGCAGTCGTCACTAGATAATTTTTTGCTAATTAATAATAAAGAAGACATAAAGCATTCATTTTTATATCTAAATGAAAATATAGAATATTTAATAAATAAAAAGTTTTTAGAAAGATTGTTCTCATCAGAATTTGTATCATAATTCTATAAACCTGCTCCGGCAGGTTTTTTGTTTGCTTCAATTTGCAACTACACTCGGCTACCATTAAGTAAAACGATATAAATAACTCAGAGGGCGGGATGAAGAAATTATTAATTGGCGTGGCTTTTTTATTGACGGGATATTCAGCAAGCGCTTTATCTTCTACTGGTGAATCAGGAAAAGATTTTTTTGTTGAAATGGTTAATGCCACTTGCTCTAAGCATGAAAATCCAGAGCTTTGTCGGTGGCAAGTGGAAAACCTAAGTGCGATATCCAGCATCAATACACTGACATATTATGATTGTAAGTTACATGATAAAAAAGAAAAAGAGTGTTTAGAGTCAATAGAAATGTTCGATTATATTCAAGGGCAATATGATAAAAACATGAGAGATATGACAAGTAAATAGTGTTACATAAATCATCTATCAACCACCTTCGGGTGGTTTTTTTATGTATTGAGGAAGCTAAATGGCAGATATAGCAACAATATCATTAAAGGCGGACACGTCAGATTTAGAGCGTGGCACACAGAAATTAAAGGAGTTCGGCGATACAGCAGAAAGAGTGAGTGATGCGTCTCGTGATTTAAATGATCAATTTAATAGAGGTGTTGACCACCAAAAGCTGGCATCAGAAGCAATTAAGCAACAAAAGAAAGAGCTTGATGATTTATTAAATTCGATAAATCCAACAAATAAGGCATTTGATGCGCTTGATAAAGCCACTCAAAAATTAATTGAAGCAAATAAGAAAGGAATATTACCAAAGGATCAGTTTGCTGATTATAACGCGATTCTTGAGCAGACTAGGGATAAATTAACACGAGTTAACATGTCTCTTACTGCTGAAGGAAGAGCGTTATTGGAGCAAGAGAGAGCAAGTAACCAAGCAAAGGTTGCTGCGGACAAATTCTTATCTTCAATTAAAAATCAAGTAGATGCCATTGGTAAAACAAAAACAGAATTACTTGAAATGAAAGCCGCTCAATTAGGAGTTGCAGATAAAGCTCAACCCTATATTGATAAAATAAAAGAGAGTAGCAAGCAAACAGATGAGTTAGCTAGATCTGGCAATAAAGCAAAAGGAACATTAAAAGAGTTCCTAACCTCAATTAATATGGGTGGAATAGCAAAAGGTGGACTTATTGGTGTTGTTAGCGCTTCGGTTGTAAGTTTCACTAAAATTATCTATGAAGCTGAAATGGAATTCACGCAATTTAATAAACAGCTAATTTTAACTGGTAATTACGCAAATAAATCAGCAAGTCAATTGAATGAAATGGCTAGGGTTATGTCTGGTTTCGGGATTACTCGTGGAGAAATGGCTAAATCTATTACCAGCGTAGTTAGTACCGGAGTCTTTTCTAATAACGAAATAAGTAGAGTGTCAAAAGCTGCTGCGCAGATGAATTACATCACAGGACAGGCGATTGATACCACCATTGATCAGTTTAAGCGGTTACAAGACGAGCCTCTTAAAATGTCATTGGAATTAGAAAAAGCAAATCACCATCTTACAGCAGCTCAATTAGAGCAAATACGAACTTTGGAATTACAGGGAAACCAAACAGCTGCTGCTAGATTAGCTATTGATGCTTACGCCCAATCAATTAATGATGGTGCAAACGATATTGTTGAAAATCTTGGGTTCTTAGAGTCCGCATGGAAGGGGGTTCAGGATGCGGCCAAAAAAAGCTGGGATGCGATGCTTAATATTGGGCGAACAAAAGACTTAAGGCAACAAGTTAACGAATATGAGCGAATGTTAGTAGAGTTCCAAATAAATCCTGCATCAAAAGGCATTTTCTTTGCTGAAACTAATATGACACCAGATGAGTTGAAAGCCAAGGTGGCTGAACTCAGAGAACAATTGGCAGACGTTGATCTTAAAAAAGCTCAGGATCAAGCTGAAAAAGTAGCTAACCAATCAGAGGTAAATAAATTCCGAATTAAACAAGAATTCTATAATAAATATGCAAGCTGGGAGACAAGGAGAAATGAAGAGTTAGCAAAGTTAAATGCTAATAAACATGCATTATCTGATGATGAGTATAAAGAATACGAGAAAATGATTAACTATCGATTCAGAGACCGAAAAATGCCGGGAACTGGTCGAGATAAAACATTTAAGCCTGACTTAGGCACTCGCGCTGAAGAAGAAGCAAAGAAAACCATCCTCTCATTACAAACTCAATTAAAAGTCCTCAATGACCATAAAACTGTTTATGACGTTATCAGTAGCGAACGTAAGAAGCTTTGGGAGACAGAAGCTAAGATATCTGTGTTGGAGGATAGAAGAAAAGAGAGGGCATTGACCAGAGATGAGCAATCGCTGTTACTTAAAGAGAAAAGTATCGTTGCTTCGTTACATGAGGCGGCTGTTTTAGGCGATCAAATCGAGTTACAGAAGATAAAAAATAGGGAGCTGGACAAACAAACCAAATATATTGATACTCTTGTTGCTAAAGGCAATGCGTTAGAAATTGGAGCTGGATTATCAAGCCGGTTACAGCAGCGAGAGATTGCTTTAAGTCAAGCTGATACACCTGATAAGAAAAAGGCACTAGAGGAGTATTACGCCAAGGAAGATTCCCTGCGCGGCAACTGGGAGTTAGGCTTTAAACGAGGTTTTGCAGAGTTTCAAGACCAAGCCACAGATGTTTATGGTAATGTCGCCCAAATAACACAGTCTGCATTCCAAGGCATGAGTAACACTGTTGCCGATTTCCTTCTCACTAGCAAATTTAACTTAGCTGATTTCACAAAATCTTTCCTCGAAATGACCACTAAGATGATAACTCAAATGGCGTTACTTAATGCCATGAGAGCTGGATTTGCAGGTACTACATTTGGCAGTTTCTTAGGCTTCGCTGAAGGCGGATACACAGGAGGTGGTGGTAAATATGACCCAGCAGGGGTGGTGCATAAAGGCGAGTTCGTATTCACAAAAGAGGCGACTCAACGACTAGGTGTGGATAATCTCTATCGCCTAATGGATGCAGGAAAGCGAGGTTATGCTTCAGGTGGCCATGTTGGTGGTTCAGCGCCAATGTCGGTTACACAACCAACAGCATTTATAGCGCGTAATCCTCAAATTGCTGGTGGTGGAAACGTACAGGTTAATTTAGGAGGTATTAATATTGAAAGTGGACAGCAACAACCGTCAAGTAATCAAGCCAATACTTCATCACTGAAGCGAGAATTTCAGCAAATGGTGGAGAATGGGGTTAATAACCTACTTAGAAATCCAGCATCTGCATTATCAAGAACAATCAAAGGTAATTAAGAGGTAGTTATGAGTAATCAAAATATCAAAGAAATTAAAGATAGTGATGGCAATGTGATGGTTAGAGTAGAGAAATTTGGAGTGCTTGATACATCACTAACCCCATCAACAGAAGATTTAGTAAAAAGAATTGAAGCGCTAGAGAAACAGCTCGCCAGCATGCAATTAACGAGCTGTGAGTTAGATGTTATTAATAAAGAGCTCAGAAAAAACGCACTGCTTATAGAAAGCCTGAAATTAACTATCACTTCTACTAAAGATAAGCTTTAAATACTCTAATTGTCTTGACTCAAGAATATCATTTTCACCTTTATTTATTGAATTATAAAATGAATTATATGCCGCATCTTTCTCTTCTTTAGATAACACGCTGTTCAATAATAAATTTGATATGCGAAACGATAGAAGCATATTAGCTCTTAGGCTGGCATTAGCGTCATTAAGTGCGTTTATCATTTTTGTCTGTTCACTTATTTGGGCGCATATATCTTTAAATAACCTCCCAATATCACTAGTCATTGTATTTGGGGTATTTTTGTTATTATCTTCTGACATTTTAAAATCCTCACACCGAAGTAAATCAGCCATTCCTTCAGCAAGTTTCTCTGGGCTGAATATATAAAATAACCTAATGGATATTTATTAATATCCTGATATTTAATCAGGTGGCTTTATGTCGCCTTTTTTTATTGGAGCAACCAATGGAAGAGTTTAAGTGGCGAACACAAATACAAGACTCGCCAAGCGGTGAATTCAAACATCGCATTAAAGAAATTGAATTTGGAGATGGTTACAAACAAGTTGCTGGCGATGGTATTAATCCAGAAACTCAAACGTGGCCATTCGCCTATATGGGATTGAAGGATGAGGTGATACCTATTTTCAAATTCATTCGGCAACACACAGCAAAATCATTTATTTGGACACCTCCATTTGGTGAAAAAGGTCTTTATCGAGTTAAAGCTGATTCAATATCGATGATCCCCATCTCTGGTGGAGTAATGAAATTGACAGCAACGTTTGAACAGGCATTTAGCGCATGAATATCACAGCAGATGTACAAAAATTAGAGCCTGGTAATAAGGTTCAATTAATTGAGGTAGATGGTAGTGAATTTGATGGGCCAGTTCTTCGTTTTCATGCTTACAATCTCCCTCATGCGCCAGAAGAGATAGAGCAATCGAATGGTGATATCAAACCCAAACCAATTTGGTGGCAAGGTAATGAATACGGTGCATGGCCTTATGAAATTGAAGGGATGGCAAAAAATAGCGACGGAAGCCCAGCAAGACCATCTCTAAAAGTTGCCAATATAGATGGTTTAATCTCATCTTTGTGCCTCCAATTTGACGATATGGTGCAAGCAAAAGTCACCATTTACGAGACATTCTCTCATTATCTTGATGCCAAAAATTTTCCTGATGGTAATCCAACCGCTAACCCTGATGAGTGTTTTAAGCAAGTTTATTACATCGACCGTAAAACTAATGAAATTGCTGGTGAGTCGGTAGATTTTGAGTTATCCAGCCCGTTTGATTTACAGGGAGTAATGATACCCGTTCGACAAATCCATAACCTTTGTTATTGGTGTATGAAAGGCGATTATCGCAGTGGTAATGGGTGCTCATATTCGGGGAATAAATATTTCGATGAGCGAGGCAATCCTGTTGATGATCCGGCATTGGATAGTTGCGGTGGTCTTATTAGTGATTGCAAAAAACGCTTTGGTGAAAATGAGCCATTGGATTTTGGTGGGTTTCCAGCAGCGGGGTTAGTGAAATGATCACAAAGAAATTAACTGAAGCGATATTTCAGCATGTGAAAGCTGAATATCCAAAAGAAGCTTGTGGTGTTATTTGCCAGAAAAGCAGAGTAAAAAAATACTTTCCTTGTCATAACCTTTCTAACAATCCAACAGAGCATTTTGAATTATCGCCAGAAGACTACGCGTTAGCTGAAGATTGGGGAGAGCTTATTGCGATTGTCCATAGTCATTGCGGTGATGGTGTGACAACTCAGCCTAGTGAAATAGACAAACTTCAGTGTGATGCAACAGGATTACCGTGGGTTATTGTCTCGTGGCCAGAAGGTGATGTTCGGATTATTCAATCTCGAGGGGAGCGAGAGCTTGAAGGTCGGTCTTTTGTACTTGGTTACGCAGATTGCTGGTCGTTAATTATGGACTATTACCGGCAAAAGCACGGTATTGAGTTGCATAACTACAGCGTTGATCGGCACTGGTGGGAAGAAGGCGAAAATCTGTATATGGATAATTACCAGAAAGCTGGTTTTGTTGAGTTCTCTGGTGATTTAAAAGAAGGTGACATGGTCATTATGCAAGTGCAAGCCGATGTGCCTAATCATGCTGGAGTGATAATGAATGGCATGTTACTCCATCATTTATATGGGCAACTTAGTCGCATTGTTCCATACAGCGATTATTGGCGCGATAGAACAGTAAAAATTGTGAGGAGGAAGGAGTTGTTATGAGCCTAAAAACAATACGTCTATATGGTGTTCTTGGCGCAAAATTTGGGCGTGAACACAAATTAGATATAGATTCACCTCGCGAAGCAATTAAGGCGCTCTCTGTGCTTTATGATGGATTTGAGCAGTTTCTTGCTAATGCACATTTAAAAGGAATGGAGTTTGCTGTATTTAAGGGAAAGCGAAACATTAATGAAGAAGAACTGCATCTTGATACCACAGAAGAGATCCGCATTGCACCTGTGATTAAGGGGAGCAAGCGTGGCGGTTTTTTTCAAACAATGTTAGGTGTAGCTATGATCGGTGCTGCAGCATTTGCTCCTTGGGGGGCAGCATTATGGGCAAGTGATTTAATGTTGATGGTAGGTGCTGGTGTTGCTATGGGTGGCGTTGTTCAAATGTTATCGCCTCAACCTCGTGGGTTATCTATGAGGCAAGACTCAGATAACAAACCCTCTTATGCTTTCGGTGGTGCTGTAAATTCAACTGCGCAGGGAAATCCTGTTCCTTTGCTTTATGGTTTAGATAGGCGAGAGGTCGGTGGGGCAATCATTTCCGCAGGTATTTATACAGAAGATCAGCAATAACATAAACGAATTTCAGAATAGCTGCGTATTCCGTTTTACTTGAACAGCCATTCCGGTTTTATTTGAACACCTCAGATCAACGCATCGTTGGCTAGTTGATTTTTACCTTAAGTGTTCAAGTGGCGTCAACGGTCGCCAGTGTTTTTCTCATTGATTCTCCCTTCAGTTTGATCCGGTGAGCGTTGTGCATCAGGCGGTCGAGGATGGCATCGGCCAGCGTGTTGTCACCGATGGATTGATACCATTGGTCGGTGGGTAACTGGCTGATGAGGATAGTTGAGCTGCTCCCGTGGCGATCATCCATGATTTCCATCAGGTCGTTACGCTGAGCCGCTTTTAGCGGCTCCAGTCCCCAGTCGTCCAGGATGAGCAAGTTGAGTTTAGCCAGGCTCTTTAGTTTTTTACTGTACGTACCATCCGCTTTGGCCTGGGTGAGCTCCATGAGCAGGCGACTCACCCGGTAGTATTTCACTGTGTAACCTTTCAGGCAGGCGGTGTTAGCGAGGGCACAGGCGATATAGGTTTTCCCGGTGCCGCACGGCCCGGTGAGTAACAGATTTTGTTGCCGTTGTAGCCAGTCGCATTGCAGTAGGCCTATCATCACACTTTTTTGCAGGCCGCGTGGATGCTGGTAGTCGATATCATGGGCGGTGGCCGCGAGTTTCAGTTGCGCCTGTTTGAGCAGGCGCTGTTGTTTACGGTTATCCCGCTCATGGATTTCCTGGTCGGTCAGCAGTTGCAGCCGTTCCGCGAAGCATAAGTCCTGATACTGGCCCGGTTGTTCCAGTTGCTGACTCAGGGCTTTAGCCATGCCGCTGAGTTTGAGTTGGTGCAGTTGTGAGAGTGTGGTGGTTAGCATAGGTTTTCTCCTTAGTGGAAGCTCTGTGGGCCACGGATGTTTTCGTGGTGTTGAGGGAGTGTCAGGGTGTCATGGCTGGATTCACTGATGAGCTTGTCCTGATTACTGTTTAAGATGTCTTTAAGCTGTTGCAGGCGATAGAGCTGATGCTGATTAGCCAGTTTGCAGGCCGTATTGAGCCGCTGCGGTGGATACTGACTGGCTAACCGCAATGCACCCAGACAGACGCGGAACGCCTGTTGAGGATGCGGTTTACGTTTAAGCTGGGCTTTCACCCAGATAAGCACGTCATCACCGATGTCCTTGGCCCAGTTCATCAGGCTGCCCTCACTGACTTTGTGGTAGTGCTGATGCTGCGCAGGCATGTGTTGCGGCGTGGTGGTAAAGCCGTAACGGTCATTGCGAGGATGGCTGGCCACACGTTTGCCCTGGAAGTAGATTTCTACCAAGCGTGGCTTTGCGTGGAGTTCTACCCGTTCACTCACCAGTTGATGCGGCACCGAGTACAAGTGATTCTCATACTGCACATGGTAATCGATGTTTACCTTAGCCTGGCGGATGTCGGTGTATTCATAGGCATGGCGCGGTAGCTGTTTTAAGGCGGGCTTATCCAGTTCGTCGAACCACTGCTGACGTGTGCCTGACATTTGTTTGAAGGGCTTGTTGTTTACCTCCGTCAGCAAGGCGTTGATGCACTGGTTTAACTCATGTAATGAGAAGAAGGTGTGATGGCGAAGCCGGGCTAATATCCATCGTTCGATGATTTGCACACCCACTTCGGCCTTGGCTTTATCTTTGGGTTTGTACGGTCTGGCAGGCACGATGGCCGTATCATAATGAGCCGCTAGTTGCTGATAGGCTGGGTTGATATCCGGGTCGCTTTTACAGGCTTTGGTCACCGCACTTTTTAAGTTATCCGGTACCACCATGGTGGGTACACCACCGAGATACTCAAACGCCCGCACATGGCTGCCCAGCCAGTCTTGTAAGCCCTGTGTCCAGGTCGCTTCAGCGTAGTAATAACTGCTCGCGCCCATGGCCGCGACGAAGATTTGCGCGTGTCGGATTTCGCCTGTTTGTGGATTCACGACAGGCATGGTTTGCCCCGCATAGTCCACGAACAATACTTCACCCGCCCGGTGATGCTGGCGCATCGAACGGCGCTGTTTCTTCAGCCAGTGCAGATAACGGTCGCAGAACTGGGAGTAACTGTAACAGCGATTGGGGTATTGCTGGGTGTATTCTTCCCACAGCAGCAATTTGGTCACGCCTTTACGGCTTAATTGCTTACGCAAGTCTGCCCAGTCCGGCTCTTGGAATCGCTTGGCATGGCGGGTATCGGCTTGCGGATAAAAGCGCCGGGCTAGCTGAGCATCATCCAGTTCATCTGGCAGCGGCCAGGATAGGTTCATGACCTTGGCTTTGCTGAGCAGCGTTTGAATGCTGCCGACACTGACTTTGGTGCTGCGATGAATCTCGCGGATACTCAATCCCGCCGAGAAATGCAGCCTTAAAACCTCTCTGATTTTACGCATTGTAATCCTTTTCAAACCTAACCCTCACTCGCCAACGAAAAGTCAGTGGTTAAGTTATCAAATTAATAGTGATTTCAATGCGTTGAAATGATTCCGGTGTACTTGAACACCGATTCCGGAAATCAGCCCAAAAGTGTACTAAATAAATCCGGAATCAGTGTTCAAATAATTCCAGAATAGGTGTTCAAGTGTTTCCGGAATCGCTGTTCAGATCCGGCCGGAATATGCAAATAGCCACTATGTGGCTTTTTTTATGGGTGAAATATGGAATTAATTCATGGTGCAAAAGGTGGTGGTGGCGGTGGACATACACCCACAGAATCACCAGATAGTTTGCTTTCTGAATCAACCGCTAAAATTCTACTGGCTATCTCAGAAGGTGAAATTGCTGGTGGGTTAGACGATACTCGTATTTTTCTTGATGGTACTCCGATTGGGAATACTGATGGCACAAAAAACTTTGAAGGTGTGACTTGGGAATTTAGATCGGGAAGTGAGCATCAAGAATACATTCAAGGTATCCCATCAGTAGATAGTGAGACATCAGTAGGGTTGGAATTAAAAGACGATCAGCCATATGTGAGAAGCATTAATAACACTCAGTTGTCAGCAGAACGTATTCGCTTTTCTGTTCCTCAGCTACTTCAACAGCATGATAATGGAGATACAACAGGGTATCGTGTTGAATATGCCATTGATTTATCGACAGATGGTGCAGGTTACAAAGAAGTCTTGAAATCTGCATTTGATGGTAAAACAACCAGTGAATATCAACGAGCACACCGCATTGACTTACCAAAAGCAAATACAGGCTGGCAGATCCGTGCTCGACGATTAACCAAGAACCAGAACACAGCTCGAATTGCTGACAAAGTTAGCATTTCTGCTGTTACTGATGTTATCGATGCTAAATTGCGTTATCCAAATACGGCGCTATTGTTTATTACTTTCAATGCCCGTCAATTTAATAACCGCATCCCTAAAATTAGCGTTCGCCCAAAAGGTGGGTTACTGATTAAGGTGCCAACTAATTACGATCCGATTAACCGCACTTATTCTGGCGTGTGGGATGGTACTTTTAAACTTGCAGCAACCAATAATCCAGCGTGGGTATTTTATGATTTAGTCCTAAACAACCGTTATGGGTGTGGTGATCGCATTAAAGCTTCACAAATTGAAAAGTGGGATTTGTACAAAATTGCACAATATTGTGATGAGTTAGTGCCTGATGGTCATGGTGGTGATGGTAAGGAGCCTCGTTTTCTTTGTGATGTTTACATTCAATCGCAAGAATCGGCTTATACCGTCCTGCGTGATATTGTGGCGATATTTAGAGGTATGACTTTCTGGGCTGATAACAAAGTTAATGCCGTTGCGGATATGCCAGATACTATTTTCAGAACCTTTACTAATGCCAATATTGTTGGTGGTAAACCGTCATATTCTGGTGGTAGCCAGCAAAATAGATACACACAAGCATTAGTTTCCTATACAGACACTAATAACCACAGTAATGATGCAATTGAGGCGGTAGCTGATATCAAATTACAACGTCGTTATGGTGTGCGTAAAACTGAAATATCGGCTATTGGATGTACTCGACAAAGCGAAGCCAATCGTCGAGGTAGATGGGCTTTATTAACAAACGCTAATGATAGGGTGATTAGTTTCGCAACAGGATTAGAGGGTGCAATACCTTCTCCTGGTCATATTATCGCTATTGCTGATTCGACATTGGCAGGAAGGGATAATGGTGGTCGCATATCTAAGGCGGAAGGTAGGAGGATCACATTAGATAGAAAAGCTGTAATCAAAGCTGGTGACAGACTAATTGTTAATCTACCTAACGGACGATCAGAGGGAAGAACTATATCGTTGGTTGCTGATAATGTCATTACAGTTTCAACGGAGTATTCACAAACACCAGAGAAAAACGCGGTCTGGACGGTCGATTCTGATGATTTAGCGTTACAACTTTATCGCGTTATTAATGTTACTGATAATAGCGATAACACCTACACCATCACCGGTGCAATTCATAATCCTGATAACTATGAACATATAGATTCAGGGGCAAGAATTGATGAGCGTCCTATTACTATTGTTCCACCGGGCGTGCAAGTACCACCTAAAAATATCCGCATATCCTCTTACTCTCAAATCAACCAAGGTATTTCATTTACCACTCTACGCGCTGATTGGGATGCAGTTGATAATGCAATTACCTATGAGTCCCAATGGCGTAGAGATAACAATAACTGGGTATCAATGCCAAGATCATCAACGTGTGGTTTTGAGGTGGATGGTATTTATGCTGGTCGTTATCAAGTTAGAGTTCGTGCGATAAATGCGTCTGAAATATCCAGTGTTTGGGCTAATGCGCAAGAAACAACACTGACAGGGAAAGTAGGAAACCCACCAAAACCCGTAAACTTTAGAGCCTCTCCGCTCGTGTTCGGCATTAAACTTGATTGGGGGTTTGGTGCAAACACCAGTGATACATTAAAAACTGAAATTCAGTACAGTAAAACCAATGACGGTGAAGGACTGATGCTGTTATCTGATGTTCCTTACCCATCTAAAACCTATGAAATGACAGGTTTATCAGCTGGTGTAGCGTTTTATTTTAGAGCAAGGTTGGTGGATAAAACCGGCAATCAATCTGAGTGGACTGAGTTTATTTGTGGGGAATCGGAGTTTGATGTAGGTACAATATTGCCAGAGCTTGATGGACACTTCATGTCATCAGAAGCCGGTCAGCAACTTAGTGAACGCTTGGATTGGAATGCTGAGACGGCACTTATTCTTAGTAACGCTGACTCTCAACTATCACGCAGTTTGTTGGTGAAACACGGTCAATCACAGGCTGGTATTCGCGAGCTATGGCAAGTTCGTGCAACGGATAACGAAGCCCGGGCGCAGGAAGTTAAAGAAATTTACTCCGCTGTGGGTGATAACACGTCTGCAATTAAAGAGACACAAACGTCAATTACCAAGCTTGATGAGGCTATCGGTCAGCGCTTTACTGAAATACGTACTAAGGTTGATAAGGCTGAGGCCGATATTGCTTCAAATTCTCAAGCCATCTCTAACACAAACAAGGCATTTGCTGAAAACAAAACACAAGTTCAAGCCAAGTTTGATGAGCAGGAAGGTATGATACAGGAGAAAATGCAAGCCACCTTCAATCAGGCAGGCGATGGTGTTGTCACTCACTCAATCAATATCACGATTGTTCATAACAACGTGAAATACAACGCAGCAGGGCAAGTGATTAGTGCTCAGGTTAAGAACGGCAAGCTTGAATCATTCATTGGCTACAATGCCAATAACTTCGCTTGGTACAACCCTGCAAATGGCAAGATGGAATTATTCATGTATGCCAAGAACGGGCAGTTCTTTATTCGGGATGCCTTTATTGAATCGGCAACAATAGAGAAATTAATTGTTGGTGTAGATATGCGTTCTAAAAACTATGTACCTAATAAAACCGGTTCTAGATATGATTTAAATAGTGGCTATGTTGAGATTAATGGCGGAGCTGGTGACTTCAGAACTCAGCAAACAAACCAAGGATATTATGTTTTTGATAAAAATGGCGTCCCTATTATTGAGTTAGGAGTATTTTTATAAATGGATATGTATGGGTTGCGTATCAAAAATATAGAGGATGGTACTTCGTTTATTTTTAACGAATCAACAAGACCCGCCTCTGTTATATGGTCTAGGCGTATCACTGGATGGGATAATATTAGAAATGATGAAACATGGGATTGCCCTATCCAGCTACCTAAAAATTATTCAGCATGTGTTTTAGGTAATTATTCAGCTATTTGTGAGCAGATCTATTATTCGGATGGAAGCTATTATTATGTAACAGGGAATACAGAAGAGTATATATCGGTAGATATTAATAACGGCGTGATAACTGTTGGGGGACTACAAAAAGAAACTTGGAATGGACGAAAACCATGGAACCATATAAAAATCATAGGGTATCCAATTAGCTCAGATGAAAACTATGGTTTAAGAATAGCTGGAAACAATCTATTTCTTGTGGATCCACCTTCTTCTGGTTTTGGCTATGCCACTTTTAAAAAAGAAATAACTATTTCTGGCGTATTTAATCCAAAAGATATTGATCCATCATTAGATTTTGATAACGCCATTTATTTTTTTCATAGCGAGGAACCTAATGCTGTTATCCGTATGTATCGAAATGTATGGAGTGATGGCTCTTCAATAGAATATATATGTATAAATAAAGAAAATGGCAATCATTATACTGCAAAATTTAAAGTTATCGCATTTCAGCAATATAAATTACCAAATAGAAAAGGTGCCGGATTAAGAATAAGAAATAGTAATAATGAAATCACCTTTGACTCTACAAATAATGTATTAACAAAGCCAGTGGAGGTGATACCTAAGAATATTGAATTAGGAAAGGAGTATATTGTTAATGGAATAAAGAAACCGATGTACATTCCCGCTATTGTTGGTGAATCATTTTATTCAAATAAAGGATTAGGGAAGTTTCATGATGTCATTGTAGGTAATTATGCTGGAAATTCTATTTCACTATATAGCTATTACCGTCATGAAAGCCGGGGTACTTACGGTGAATATACAGAAGCAATATCCTCACATCCATTGCTTATTATTGATGCCTCAGATTATTTTAATTTTTAGGAATAAATCATGATATACACAAAAGGCACAGTCTCTACTGTGTCAGGGTCTGCTATTGTCAAAGGCACTGACACTAAATTTAAAAATAATAATCCAGCTATTAATATCGGAATGACTATTTTAATTAAATCGGGAACAACAAATATTCCGTATATGATTAAATCCGTTAATTCCGACACTGAATTAGTATTAGCACATCCGGCATTAGCGACTGCAACTAACACCACATTTTCAATTCATATTACTGAGCCAGATAATAATAGTGATGCAGCAAGAACAATGGTCGCTATTAATAGTTATGTCGAGTATTTCCTCGACGCCATGAATACGTGGATGACTCAAACGGGCCAGACAAAAATTGAGATGCCAAATGGCGAGATTATCACGCTCGATAGTATTAAGAAGATGCAAGGGGATATACAAAATAAGGCAGACTTAACAAAAACGACTCCTCAAGATTTTAAAGGGGGTATTGTTTCGGCGGGTGCTGTCGGTTCAAGAAATAGTAGCTATGACTTATTTCTGAGCTTAGACCCTTCACCATCATTTTTATATAAAATAAATGGAACATATTATAGGACAACGCTTCCTGAAAAGACTGGCAAAATGATGTTAGTTGGTGATCACGGTTTAGGCGCTAACGCTATTTATCGCGGAAATGACGAATTAAAAGATACGTCAATCCCAACTAACTTTTTTTCTCTGGGTGGCGGGGTTACAAGTGACCACTTCGGATATTACGGTTCTGGCATTAATATATATTATAACAGTGATATTGCATTCAGGATGTTTGTTTCTGGCCTCGGTATACTCACCAGTGAATATTATAGCAAAAGTGCTAATTTAATTAGGCGTCACGTTACATGGGGAACATTAAATACCACTGTAGACACTCAAGGGTTCATCAAAAAAGCTTCTCCAATCGTTAACATCAACTCCGATGGCACATTCACAACTAACGACGAATCCGAGGGCGCTACGGTTACTCGAGTAGCTCGAGGTGAGTATCTCATTGAAGGAGTTCTTGGGTTTAATGCTGACGCAGGATGGGGTGGTGTCGATGGTGGTATTGAAATCCCACTCGATGTCAATAAACAACCGTTAGTTTGGGTTAACTCTGAAGTTAACAAAGATGGTTCTATTCTCGTTAAAACGTATCACCGCACACACCCTAACGCACCTAAATTCGCCCGTAATGATATTGATGGTTTCAACGATGGCGACCCGATTGATATCCCAGCTGGCCGTTTTATCTCTGTTCGTGTGCAGATGCCAGAAGGCTCAATCTATAACGTGAGAATGCGTGAGATGGAAGAGGCGCAGAAAGTGGAAGAGGAACGTAGACAAAAAGAAGAGGAAGAAAATCAGGACACCAATAGCGCACCAGAAATTGATAACTGATTGATTATATAACTCGGTCGGTTCCATCCAACATCGGCACTACTCTGTTTTCAAATACTGCACTGAATTACCATCTGGCAACTTCTTACTTCTCTCACGATAAAACGCTAGTCGTTCATTAAAGTACGCTCTCAAATGTGCTGGCTGTTGTCGTTCAACTTCGGACGCAACAACTGGCATATTGAGTCGTTCTTTATATGCGACACCTGAGGCGGCTAAATCGACATTCACTTTGTCTTTTTCTTCTTGAGTTAGGTTTGCGAGGTTCATAACGGATCCGGTTAGTTTTTGGAGAGTATAGCAGGGTGTGGGATTAAAAATGAGGAGGTGTGACATACTGTGTCGAGATTGTGACACAATATATGTGAAATGATGGTAAAAATGATTAAATTCTGCAAAGCCAAAATTTGCTGGCTGGCATGGATAGTGGCTTTGTAGGCTAAATAGCGTTAATCAATATTTTCACATCATCCGACATTAAATCTATTCAGGAAGAAGTGAATCAACGTACCGCAGAAATTAATCGTATCTCAGAACAAACACAATTTAATGGCGTAAAAGTGTTAAGCGAAGACAGTACATTAAATTTACAAGTGGGTGCGCATGATAAAGAACAAATCAGTGTTGCTCTGAAAAAAATGGATGCGACTACATTAGGTATTGATAAATTGGATTTATCAGTAAAAAGCAAAATTGGTTCTAAAGCAACCAACGTGGAAGTGACTCCAACAGGGGGTACAACACTACCTAAAGAAATGCAACAGCTTAATACTCAAGCGCTAGATGACAAAGTTACACAAGGTACAATTAAAAGCTATAATATTTATTATGTAAAAGGTGCCGATGGTAAAGACGATAAATCAAAACTTATCGTACAAACTGTAGATACAAAAGGCGTTGAAGGTTACTTCAATGCAATGGTAACCTCAGGTGCCACAGGCGATAAAGCAACAGTGGATGTTACTACAACAGCGGTAGCAGGTTTAGATATAGTTAATGAACAACCATTATCAACACTAGATAAAGCATTATCTCAAGTTGATAGCTTACGCAGTGCCATGGGTGCTGTGCAAAACCGTTTAGATTCTACCATTGCTAATTTAGGCAACACTGTTAATAATCTGACCGCATCACGTAGCCGTATAGAAGATGCCGATTATGCGACAGAAGTGTCTAATATGAGTAAAGGTCAAATACTGCAACAAGCAGGCACTTCTGTATTAGCGCAAGCAAACCAAATGCCTCAAAACGTATTATCACTGCTTCGTTAA